GTCGCAGGTCCAAATTCAAGTATGGACTGGTAGTAGCCGCAAATTGAGTCAATCCTGACTCCAAACTCAACTGAAACTCAACGCTTTGCCTAAAGTCTTTGTGCTGCAGCCGATTCCAAAATTTCGGCGACTTCATGCCTGATGGTGCCACGAGACATGTACTTGTCCTGCGTCATTGAGACCTTGGCGTGTCCGAGCTGGTCTGCCGTCGCGCGAGCCGTGAGCTTCGCATCGTCGAGGATCGTCGCCACAGTTCGCCGGAAGGTGTGTCCGGTAACCCAGTCAAGCTCGAGCACTTTACGGACTCGACGCCACTGCTGATTGAACGCGTCCGGATCTCGCAAGGTCCCCTTCGCGCTCGGGAACACGACGTCGTCATCGCTCGGGCCTGCCGCCAACTTGCGGGTGCGCAACATCGAGATCGCATAGTCCGGCAGCGCGAGAACGCGGTGACGATTCTTCGGGTCGAGCTCGGCCGTCGTGCGGACCATGCCCTCGCCGGGAACTCGGGAGACCTTGCCCGTCAATGCGACGGTCTTCGCTTTGAAGTCGATGTCCGGCCACGCGATGCCGAGCAGCTCGGACATGCGGACACCCGTGGCTGTGAACATTGTGATCGGGTCGGCCAGGTCTGCGCGCGACAGTAGTCGGCGACGGTGGGTACGGAGTACTTCGATCCCTGCAGTGGAGGGCACTCCAACTTGGACTTGCGCACGTCGATGAGCAGCTTCGACAACTGCTCAGGAGTGAGTGATCTGGGAGTCTTCTTCGTCGTGGGCTTCGCGCCCTTGGTGTCGCGGACGAGGTTGGATTTCATGGCTCCGAACCTGACGGCCATTCCGAGCATTCCCGACAGAACTGTGCGCGTCGTCTTGAGATTGCCGGGGCCGTTCTTGGTTTCGACGGTGCGCAGGAACGCTTCGAGGCGTTGTGTTGTCAGCTCGCGCAGACGTACCCCGCCGAGGCCGTTCTCGATGAACTTGGCAACTTCGTCGTAGCGGGTAAGCGTCCGGTATGCCTTCTTGTCGGCCACCAGCTCGACACGGTAGGCGGTCCACAGTTCCAACACTGATGTGTCCGTGGTGATCGCGTCACTGCCCTCGATATGTGTCCTAGTTGCGAGATGCTTCGTCAGCTCTCGCTCGGCCGCAGCGCCAACCTTGTCGTACACGCCGGCGGGGGAGTAGCGGCGCGCCTGCTCGTTACTCCGTCATGGTCCCTCACTCGGCAGTTTGCATACCAGTGGCCAGGTTCGACCTGGTGGCGCTTAATCTTTCCCCAAGTGCCAATTAGGAGTGGCGGCCTAGCCATTGCGACCTCCATTGCGGTTCTGTCGCCTTTGCATTGATTGCCAGGCGTAAATCATCGGTGCGGTAACTCCGAGCTGTACCGCGAGAGTCGGGACATGCGGCCCGTACATTCGTTCAGTCACTTCGTAGTCGTACGAATTAATCAGCAGCTTCGCTGCAAATTCATCAGCCATACGCTCCTGGCGGATAGCAATGATTGAACCGGGCTCGTCGTCGTGTTCGTGGCCGTAGTGGGCATGCCCGAGCTCGTGTCCGAATGTATGCGCCTTTTGTCGAGACTGAAGTCGAGTATTGAGAACGATTCGCCGTTTGGAATGGATGTACCGTCCCCATTGATGACGTGGTAGGAATCGCTCGACCACGGTGATTTCCATGGATTTGGCAGCGGTGTATAGCTGATCCATGGGTACCTATATGTCGTACTTCGACTCGTCGTCATCCTCGTCTATGTCCTGACCCGGCTCATGTGCCACATAGGGCAGGTCGAGGTCGTCGATTTCATCGTCAACCTCCTGGGGTGGATTTGTGCGAGTCAACTGATGCACATTGTCGGAGCTCCCCGTACTTTGCGACTGCCCTGCGTATTCATCGATAGGCATCTCAAATGCTGGATGGCTGCCGGCCAGCATTCGACGGAGGACCTCGTCAGCGATCTGTTCGTCCGTGACTCCACGGAGAGCGGTCATTGGATCGACCTGCTTCGCATACTCTGGCGCAAGGTAGCCGGTCTCCACCAGGGCGCCAACCGGATTGGCCCCATATGCGATCGCCAAGGAGATTACCGCCTCGGCTGGGATCTTCCCTCGCTCAACGTAATTTGCAAGAGACCTCGGTGCGACTCCGGACCGGCGCGCAACACTTCGCACGCTCTCATCTCCCCAGAGCGATTGCATCCACTTCGTGTGATCCATGCGTGTCACTATGCCAACCCATTGATAGGTGCGCAAGTTTGGCACACCTCCAACCTGGTGAAACACATCCATGAAATTACATGTTTGCCAATCAGGCGCACCATGTGCTTGACTGGCACATGTCAGGCAAGAGAGGCACGGCAGGGAGGTGAAAATGATCCGCCTAGATCCCGAGGTTCTTGACGACGCTCGTCGCATATATCGACTGAGTAGCGATGAGAAGCTCGCCCACAAGCTAAATCTTTCGGGTAGCACGGTCGCCAACCTGCGATCGGGACGCACGACCCCCACGATTTCCACACTGATGGCACTCAAGAAGGCCACTGGCAGGCCACTGGACACCCTCGTTCAGGAAATTGCCATTCCGGTCGCATAGGCCACTCTCGCAACATCTTTCGCCAGGTGACCACCTGGCGCGACCTTTGACATCTTCATAGTGAACAGACCGACCTGGCGAGCGCGCCGCTCATACACCTGCCAATGGTTCAAAGGTGCAGACCCGCAGCAACATTCGACACTGTGGAGGTAACGTGCCGACCGATGCCGCCAGGTCCAATTTCCGCCCTAAATCTCATCCGGCACGAAATGGAGGTGACATGACACTTCTCAATATCCATGGAATCAGTGAACGCACAGGGGATTCCCCGCAGCGCATTCGGGTGCTCCGAGTTGAAGGTCACGAGTTGTACTCGCAGGCCTGGAAGACGGGGACCGCTCAAAGCTCCCCCCTGAAGCTCGAGTCCGAGATCGTCGACGCATGGGTGGCTAAGCAGCGCGCCGCCACAACTCACTCACGCACCGCATAAAAAAGCCGTCATCTGCAGGAACAGATGACGGCCAACCGAATCCCAAGCAAAGGAATCTGATGACAGAGACTACCGCACAACCGCTTACCCGTGAAGACATCATGGCGGCAGTGATCGAAGCGCTCGGCACCGGCACGGTGAACGTGACGAATGCGATCAAGTCCGAGTCCGTTCGCCTGGTTGGCAAGTCCGAACGGGCAGCTCGTGACCGCCACCCAGCAGGGCGAGCAATCAACAATCCACCCACGCACGACGAAATCCCTGCCGCTACGAGCGAGGAACCCAAGAGTCGAGATACTGAAACCCTGAAGGCGTTCGACCGTAGCCTTCTCTCGGCAATCCCCGACGGAGTCAATGCTGACTCGCAGTGGCGTCGAAGCCCCAAGGTAGATCCGCAACCCGAAGCATCAGACGGACCTTTGCAGCTGGTTGGAGACCGTCCCTATGCGCAACTCGAGCACACAAGCCGCCTGATCGAGTGCATTTCGAATATCGGACCTGAGATGCCCTTTGACCACGAACGCAATCTGGTGCGAGTCCTCGTGGATCAGTTGACATTCCTGGCCGAAGGCGTCGGCAATGACAATCGAGTCGTTGACTTGCTCGCGCCCCTATCGCTCGCTCTGGAGCCGTTCCGCGATCGCCTTGATCTTCTTGGCGACCGTGACAGCGTCGGGGTCGGAACTGTTGCGAACGATGTCGTTCGCAAGTTTGGCGATGCCAGCGGCGTCCGCAGCCCGGGTTTGACTGGTCCAGGTTCCGTTCCGGAATTCCATGAAACTTCTCCTTCGGTTGATGGTTGTGGTGACCTAACAGTAGGAGAGGCCGGTTCCGTCGGGGGCACCTCGGTGCCCCCGACGGAGAAGGCCGACGATCCTCGAATCTCGGCGCGGTATGACCGAGCGCTGAACATGATCGCGATCAGTGTCGACGGCGAGGATGACGTCTACCTCCCGCGTGACGGTGCCTTCACTTTCTCGGATGAGATCGCCCAGGCGCTCGAGGTCCAGGCGAAGCTCGGCGGTGCAGCATGAGCATCGAACTGTTCTCCTATGAGTCCACCGAGATCCGGACCGTCGACATTGACCGACAGCGATGGGCAGTCGCCGCCGACATCTGCCGAGCGCTCGACATCAAGGACGTGCGTCGAGCAGTCGAGCGGCTCGACGAAGCTGATCGGCGTTCAACGCCAATCAGGTCCGTCGGACAGAACCGCAACATGTGGGTCGTGTCCGAGGATGGCGCAACCGATCTCGTCCTCGACTCCCGCAAGCCCGAAGCTCGCCGCTTCCGTCGCTTCCTAACCCACGAGGTGTGGCCCGCAATTCGGGACACAGGCACCTACTCCACGGCGCCGGCACTCACGGGCCCCGCTCTCTTGGCGCAGGCCGTAATCGAGGCTCAGGCGATGCTTGCAGCGAAGGACGAGCAGATCGAGGCGCAGGACGCACAGATTGCAGTCCTCGAGCCCAAGGCATCGTACGTCGACATCTTCGTTGCCGGCAGCGATGTGATGACGGTGCGCACGGTCGCCTCGACGCTCGGCGTGGGGGAGACGTGGCTACGCGCCGAGTTGATTGCACGCAATTGGATCTACGCCGAAAAGTCGTCACGGTTCTCGGAGAAGCACGGCAAAGTCGTACCCCAGACGCGCTACTCCGAATACGCCGACAAGAAGGCATATTTCCAGCGTTGCGAGGCCCACGACGCTCCACGGTTTCGAGGCGAGGTCATGCACACGCTCAAGATCACTCCCGCTGGTGCGCAAGCGATTGCACGTGCGGTCGGACGCTGGACGAAAGAGGCTGCAGCATGAATGAGTACACCACCCCGAGCGGTGAACGGATCGTTGTCGGCCAGGTCTACCGCGATGCCCGCGATGTCCATGTTCGGACCCTTCGCGTCGATGAGATCAGCCTCGACCGTTACGACCACGTCCGAGTGACCTGCACGGTTATCCGACAGGAAGACGGCAACAAGGTCACCGAGCCGATGCGACCCACGACGATGGCACCCTCACGCCTGTTGAGCCGCGCGTTTCAACTGCTCGAGGACATCAAGTGACGGCAGTCGTAGCGGTTCAGCGTCAGCGTGCGCTCGCCGCGATCGAGGTCTACGAGGCGGCCCTCGAGGAGTACGAACTCCCGTCGGCTCCACGGTCAGAGGCTGACCGGATCGTTGCCGCCGACAGGGTGATCGCTGCTGCCGCTGGCCTCCGAGCCGCTATCCCGATGTAGCCCAACAACTCCGGTGGCGTCACCACTGTAGGACCGTGCCGGTCCAGATGGCCGGCAACCCGACGCCACCGGCCCAAACTTCCCACACTCCCATTTCTCCTGCGAAGGACATTTTGTGATGACGCATACCCAAAACACGCCCAAAACGGCACCGGTGCAGCCTGAAACGTGCCCGGAATCGTCGCCGCTCGCAGTGCTCGGCCCAAGCGATCCGCTCGTCACTGCGCAGGCTTTCGACTGGCCCGGCGATTCCGACGTCGACCATGACGACGACCTCGACGCGCTCACCATCGAGAACGGATCGATCCGTTTCGCCAACGAGGTGAAGCCGGTTCTGGTCGACGGCGACACCTGGGCCGAATGGGGACTGGAGCCCGCGCCGAAGTCGTCCCGCCGCATCAAGGTTGCCGCGATCGTCATTCTGGCGGTGATCGCGATCCTGCTGGTCGCCGCTATGGCCTCGCTCGGCCCGATCGGTGGTGCAGCATGAGGCGCCCGACCGCGACTCAGTGGGCAGCTCGGATGGCGGAGCGGGTCCTCATCGAAGGCCGACTGGTTCACCCTCGCGCGAATCACGGCACCATGACCGGCTACAACAACTTCGGCTGTCGTTGCCTCGATTGCGCAGCGCGAGAAACCGAGCGGAAGCGACGAGCTCGTGAGCCGCGGTTTGACGGCGAGTGGACCCGTTTGGATTCCATGCGGGTCGACGAGTGGGCTCGATCCCATCCGAACCGCACACCACTGCAGTGTGATCCGCACCTGTACGCGTTGCTTCACGACGCCGAGTCGGTGGCGGCATGAGCGACCACATTCACAACACCGAATGCACGAAGCTCGGTCAGCCCTGTCACGGCCGCGGTGTCCCGTGCAAGAAGTCTCACCCAACGCAGCCGGATCTGACTTGCGCCAAGCTCGCCGGCCACGGCGTCAATCACGAGCTGGGGCAACGCAATGAAGCGCATCGAATGGACCACGGAGGCAACAGCATGAGCACCACATTTGGAATCTCTCGCGGCGACTTCGCCCGAGCACTGAACACCGCACTGAAGTTCGCAGGCAAAGACGACACAATCCCCATGATCTGCGGTCTCGATCTGTCGATCCATGACGGCAAGTTGGCGGTTGTGGGAACGGACAGGTATCGCGTCGGCGCAATCCGAATGGACGTAAAGGAGCTCACCGGCGGAAGTGGTCGACTTGGCTTCCTTGGTCGCGATGCTGTTGCCAAGCTGCTCAAAGTAATTCAGGGTGGAACGGCTGGGCAGAAGCGCGAACCGTTGATGGTTCGAGTCGAACTCGGAATCTTCGAAGTGGTGGACGTCGATAACACTCGAATCGCACTGCATCTTCAGGGCAGTGAGTTTCCTCGGATGGACAAGATTCTGTCCACCACATTGGCCGACGAGGCGACCTGTGGAACATTCCATGTCAACCCCGATTTTTTGGCGGATTTCAGGTTCGCGAAATGGAACTCTGTCGACTCGATGCGCGTTCATGCGGTCTCGCCGCACAAACCTCTTCTTGTCACTATCGGCGACTACTTCCTCGGTATCCAGATGCTCATTCGTGGCAATCCGATCGAGTTCGACGAGTTCATTGCGCCGTGGCTCGACCTGTTGTCGCCCGTGTCGCCGACGAGCACACCTCGAAAGAAGGCTCCTGCCAAGGCTGCAGCGAAGTCGCCGGCAAAACGTGCTCCCACGAAAAGGGTCGCAGCTAAGAGAGCTCCCGTAAAGCGTGCATCCAAGGCGGCGAAGTGACTGACCCACTGCAGGATCCGGTCAACAGCCCGGACTGGTACGAACAGGAGATCGGCGAACAGGTCGATCACGCGTACGAGAGTCTCGTCGCGGATTGCGTCGAGAAGTTCCCAACCCGCGAGCCTGCGACGTTCCCCGCGGTGCCGAGCTTCATCACCTGGGGGTGTGGAACGTGCGGGAAGTGGCGGTCCGCGCCGTGTGCACCGAGCTGCGTGTTTGGCGGCCAGGGCGATCCGGCCGACTTCAAACGCGCGCGTGTCGAGTCGGAACGTCGCGAGGACGTCCAGACTGCAATGCGAGGTGAGTGGGAATGAAACTCCCCGAAGCCATCGAGAACGTCGGCAAGCGGGTGATCTACACGCACCCAGCAACTCTGGCGACCGAGCCCGGAATCATCCGCAGCGTCGACATTGCGAACCGCGGACTCGTGAACGTCCAGTACGGCGCCAATATCTGGGCCACCCATCACGACAACCTCACACTTGATCGGAGCAGACGATGACCTCGCGACTCGTGACGACGAAGGCCGTACCGGGCTCGCCGGAGTGGCTGAAGATAATCACCGCGTCCAAGATCCCGTCCATACTCGGCATCTCGCGTTTCAAATCGCAGTTCTCGCTGTGGCACGAGATGGCCGGCACCGTGACGCCGGAGCCGATCGGCAAAGCGCAGCAGGACGATTTCGACTACGGGCATGCGGCGGAGCTGGCGGCCGCCGAGTACTGGCGGTACAAGAATCCCGGGTGGAAGCTCTCGCGAGCCGAGGTCCAGTACACCAATGACGCACTGGGATTCCCCAACGCCGCCACCGTCGACGCCCGTGGTTCACGCGGATCGAAACGCCGCGGTGTGGAGAAGAAAACGGCACGTGACCTCGCCGAGTGGGGCGACGACGGAACTGGTGAAGTGCCCGCCGACTACACCGCGCAGGTGATCTGGCAGCAGATCGTCACCGGCTGGCTCGACCCGTCGGACGTCGTCCTATGGCCGCAATACGGCAAGCCGAAGATCTACACGATCGCGCACGATCCGGTCGTCGCGGAACTCATCCTCGACCGCGTCAGGGAATGGAATGCCAGCCTGGCCGCTGGGATTCCGCCTGAACTCGACGACTCGATCAGCACGTACGCGACGGTTCGGCGCCTGCATCCTGACATCGATGATCGAGAGGTTCAGCTCGATCCGGATCTCGCTCACGACTACCTGACCACCGTCGCCGAGGAGAAGGACGTCGCGAAGCGGCTGACGGGCTTCAAGTCCCGAGTGCTCGACGCGATGGCCGGGGCGAGAACCGCGAAGGCCGGTGGACTGCTGATAGCAACCCGCGGCCCGCACGGTAAGGGCATTGCACTCAAATCCAACACGAAGGCCGATCCGGCCGAAATCGAAAGGCCTGCAGCATGACAAATCAGATCGCAGCACGCGGCAACACTACCGATCTCGTTATCGACCCGACCCAGTCGACGTTTACCGATGTGCAGGTGGCGGCACTCCGGCAGCTCGGTGTCGAGGATGCGCCGAAGGGTGACCTCGACCTGTTCTTCCATCAGGCGAAGCGCACCGGGCTGGATCCTTTTGCGAAGCAGATCTACATGCTCGGTCGCCGCACGAAGATCAAGGTGTGGAACGAGCGGGCGAAGCGTCAGGACGAAGAATGGGTCATGAAGTACACGATCCAGACGGGGATCGACGGCTATCGGGTGACCGGTCACCGCCTGGCGCGTCTCGCCGGTGACGACATTGCGGTCGAGGGTCCGTTCTGGCGCGGCGCCGACGGCGGATGGGATGACGTCTGGCTGGACCCGAACCGTCCACCGCTGGCAGCGAAGTACATCGTCGTCAAGAACGGAGTGAAGTACTCGTCGGTCGCAATGTACGGCGAGTACGTGCAGACCTACTCCAAAGATGGCCAGCAGCATCCGAATTCGATGTGGGCGAAGATGCCGGCCAACCAGCTCGCGAAATGCGCGGAGGCTGCGGCGTGGAAGAAGGCGTACCCGAACGACTTCTCGGGCATGGTCCTCGAGGACGCTGCGCAGGTGATCGAGGCCGAGTCGACGTCGGTGACGTCGGAGCGTGTGCCGGCGCCGAAGGGCGGCACCGCTGGCTTGGCTGCCGCGCTCGGTGTGACGGCCGAACCGGAGCAGACGGCGATCGAAGCGCGCGCGACGCCAGACGAGCTGCAGGAGTTACTCGCGGCGCTGGACAAGCACGGGATCGAGGTGTCGGAGCGGGCGGCATTCTTCGCCAGTCGACTTGAGAGGCCGCAGGGGCACGAACTCTCCGGGCTCGAAGATCTGACGAGCGCCGAGGTGGCGACCACGATCCAGTTTCTCGAAACCGGCGAAGAACCGGCCGAGTAAGTCCAACTGCAACAGGCCCGGGCCGCCTCTTCGGCGGCGGCCCGGGGCGAGCAAGGTGAGAACTGAACCATGACGCAGAGCCAGCGATCGAGTTCGAGGACGGGCAGCAGTCGGTCGATCGGTTCGTCTGGGAGGGCATCGTCCGACGTGTCAGCATGCCCTCGGGCGCGAAGTATCTGGCGCTGATGTTGGCGACGTTTTCGGACAGCGACGGGTCGCGGATCTATCCCGGAATCGGACTTCTGGGCCGCACGATGGAGGTCTCGGAGCGGACCGTCATCCGGAACCTCGGGTGGCTTCGAGACAACGGTTTCGTGACTCGTTCGAAGAAGGGAAATCGGCACCTGTCGATGTCGGACGAGTACCAATTGACAGTTCCGCCAGACGTTCTCGATCGGCTTGTTCTGGATCCTGATGGCGCAGAGTCTAAGTGACATGGGTGTCACCTAGAGATTGTTTCCACAGGCTGTGGATAGAGGTTTGAAATCCTGTGGATAACTACCGATTTCAGAAAACAAACCGAAAAGTCTAAGTGACATTTGGAACAAGTCTAAGTGACATTTCGCAAAGTCTAAGTGACATTTCGAGCAAGTCTAAGTGACACCCATGTCACCCCACCATATTTACCAACCCATAAACACCAACCACATACCAATCCTTCTGGTTGCTCTAGGTGAGTACCTCACTTGTGGATGTGGATGAACGAAGGAAAATCGAATGTCGGCATTGGGCATCAAGAAGCGCGACCCCGAAGCGGAAGCCAAGGGCTGGTTCGACAAGATGACGACCGAACACGAGCTGACAGTCCTCCACGACGACGGCGTCTATCGGCACTTGAAGTTCGCGGCACCCGGTACGAACATCTGGCGCTTCGATCTCGTGACGTGGCCCGGCCACCTCGCCGTGTCCGGAGACCTCAGCTCGTACACGTTCAGCCGGACTTACGACATGCTCCAGTTCTTCGAGATCGGTCGCGGAATCAACCCGCACTACTGGTCCGGGAAAGTCATCGCTGGCCAGGACCGCGTACGGGAGTACTCACCAGAGGTTGCACGCCAGTTTGTCATCGAGCAGTTCTGGGAAGACCGCATGCAGCGCGACGAGCCGAATGCACCACTGTGGCGCGCAATCCGCGAAGACATCCTGCCGAACCTGCACAACGAGGACGAGGCGCGCATCGCGCTACACAACTTCGAGTACCGGGAACCTCAACCGCCACGTACCCACAGCGTGGATTTCAAGCCCGAGCAGATCCGCCGACACTCGGCTACCTACGACTTCTCGAACTCGTGGGAGTGGGACATCCGCGACTACCACCCGCAGTTCCTGCTGATCTGCCACGCGATCGTCTGGGGCATCGCGAAGTACCGGGCAGCGAAGGCGGAATCGTGAGAACCGTCCTCGGGATCGATCCCGGAGCGCGCGCAACGGGGCTCTGCGTCCTCTCAGGCGACCAAATCGTCGCCCACCGGACAATCACCTCAGAAGGGGAGATATTTCCCGCAGAACGGCGCTACGTCCTCGCGGTCCTCGAAGCTGGTGCGACGCTTCGGCAAATCCACGACGTCGACCTCGTCGCCGTCGAAACCATCACCCGACCGAGCTGGCACATGAAGGGCCGCGCCGCCGTCGATCCCACCGCACTGCTCGCCACCGCCGAAGTGCTCGGCGCAGTCCTCGGCGTGACTGGCCCGTCAACGTCACCCAAATCCGACCCAACAAAAACGGGTCACAACCACTCGGCACCTACCCGCGAACTCGTCTCACCCGCAGAACGACGCAAAGCTGGATGGGAAAACCGAATCGGAGGCGGCCAACTCAGACACGCACGGTCCGCCTACGACGTCGCACGACTCGCAACCAAACTCGCCCGCAGAACCGCACTTGCACAGGAGAACTCATGAGCACCATTGAGTTGGAACCGGACACCCTGTGGCGCAACAAATGCGGTGTCGAGATGCACGTGATCATGCCCGCCTACGAAACAATGCAAACCCTGGGCGAGATCTGGATTGCCCGCCCGAAGAACGCACTGCATTCGGAGCGTTGGCTTGTCACCGCCGAGGGCATGGCAGACGCCGGATATGTGCGGGTGTCGGCGTGACCGCGCCTGATCCGGGGTTTGCCGACCTCATCGCAGCGCACACATTGCGCGTAGTCGAGTTGAACGAAGCGGTCCGCTATCCCGAATGTAACGGATGTGACTGGGTTGGCGGACTCGTGAAGGACCACGCCGTGCACCTGAAGTCCCTGGTGGAGCAGCACACCGGGTCAATTATCGCCAAGCTGTACGAGCAGCGAGACAACGCAATCGAAGCCGGCCTCGCTGCAATTGACCGCGCCGAGAAGGCTGAGGCCACGATCGCAAGGGTGGAGAAACTCGCCCACGACATGCGGGGATGGTGCTCACCACACGGGATCTCAGTCACGTACTCCGATCGCATCTGCGCAGTTTTGGAAGAGGAATGACTTTGAGCGAGAACGCACTACACACAGTCACCATCACCGGCGACAAAGAGCACCCACGAATCGAATTCACCTGCAACGGCGGTACCGAGTCCACCTGCCACAATTATCCGGCCTGTGAGTGCGAGAGCTGGGATGACGATCATCACCACCCGAAAGTCACGCACGAACTCTGCTGGATGCAGCACTGGTTCGACAACGACTGCATCAGCAATGGCCGAACAGGGTGCTCTCGACGACTGCGAATACAAAGTCGGCATGAGCGGCCCGATCGGCACCGAGTTCTGCCGTGACTTCGTCGAGTGGGAATTCATACCCGCCAAGCCTTCTGGGGAGTCGTTGTGAGTGAGAACCGATCACAGGCCACACCCGCGAGAAGAACTGGCCGAGACGATCCCGTATGACGAGATGCGGCGACTGTGCGGATTGCCCGACATTGAACACCTCGATCTGATGGCCGTCATTCGGAAGCATGGACTGAACCAGGCGATCAGCTGCATGCAGCTGACCGGCGCCTTCCAGCAGGAGGAGGACGGGCGAATTCAGTGGACCCCGCACCCGATGACCGCACTCTTCACTCCGGGGGATGCGGGATGACTGCCTGGACGGATATGGGCGCCGGTGTGCATTGCGCGCCAACGGGAGTGCTGTACGTCGACGGGGTGGAGTTTGGCACGGTTGACGAAATCCAATTCACACCAGATGAGACCGAGGATTTCGGTGGCAAGGCGATCGACACTCGGATCTCACGCACGTTCACAGCGTCGGTCGGCTCATGGGAACTGCCCGGCACACCCCCGAAACGCCCACCCGATCCCGAGCGTCCGTTTTGGACCATCAATCCAGCCCGAACACGCAGAAGTGCCTTCGGGCCGACGAAAAGAGTGAAGTGATGACACCGACCATCGTGGGAAACAATCTCCTCAACTGGGCATCCCAGATCGACGACAATACGCTCGAGCAGGCAGCGGAAACGGCGTCCATGCCATTCGCCTGGCCGCACGTCGCCCTCATGCCTGACGCACACAGCGGAAAGGGCTCTGCCGTCGGCACAGTCATCCCGACTCGCGAAGCAGTGATCCCCGCGGCCGTCGGAGTCGACATCGGATGCGGAATGATCGCCGTCCGAACACAGTTCACGAAGGGGGATATCGACGGAAACGGCGGAACCCTTCGCGAACTACGCGAGACCATCGAAGCGTCGATCCCGCTGTCGCCCGGAAACTACAACCTCACCGACTCTCTCGGAAAGTGGTACGCACAACCCAAAATCGCCGAACTCGAAAAAACTCGCAGTGGATTACGACGTCGACCTGTCGCACTCGCCGAAATGGCGTGAACAGCTTGGGTCGCTCGGCGGCGGAAACCACTTCATCGAACTCTGCCTCGACGAGGAGGATCGCGTGTGGTTGTTCCTGCACTCCGGCTCCCGCGGTGTCGGCAACAAGATCGCGCAGAAGCACATCAAGGTCGCGCAGCAACTCTGCAAGAAATGGCACATCAAACTCCCGAACCGCGACCTCGCGTACCTCCCGGAAGGAATCCCTGAATTCTGGGACTACATCCGCGAGCTCCGCTGGGCGCAACGTTTCGCCTACCTCAACCGTGCGGAAATGATGGACCGCTTCGCGCACGTGTTCGGGCAGTGGATCGGCAAGGCCGTGCAGGAATCCGAGCGGATTAATTGCCACCACAACTACACCGAGCGAGAGCAGCATTACGGCCAAACGGTGTGGCTCACCAGGAAGGGTGCCATCTCCGCTCACGAAGGTGATCGTGGTGTGATCCCTGGATCCATGGGAACTCGCTCCTACGTTGTTGTGGGCAAGGGCAACAAGCCCGGTCTCTGCTCGGCTCCACATGGTGCCGGCCGTCGATTCTCCCGGAACGAAGCGCGCAAGCGGTTCAAGCCTGAGGATCTCGCAAAGCGCATGGAAGGGATCGAGTACCGCCACGGCGAAGAATGGGTGGACGAAATCCCTGACGCGTACAAGGACATCGACGTCGTGATGGAAGACGCGAAGGATCTGGTCGAGATACTCCACGAGTTGCGGCAGATCCTGAATGTGAAGGGAACGTGACCGAGGTTCTCATCGTCGTCATCCTCGCCTTGGCAACCGCTGAGGTGGGGATGACGGTTCGGGATTGGATCAGATTATTCGTCGAGTTTCGGAGGGTGAAGCGTGGCTGAATTGGTTGTCGCACACTTCGACATGGTCGCCGCATGCGAATACGGGCCCTCTGGGTGGTGCACGAACGGGCGACACGAAAAGTGCGCTCACCGCATCGGCGGACCGCACGAGTCCGGCGTCTGGTCGCCCGAGTGCTACGTGACGATCGGCAACAAACCCAACGGAAAGACCACGGTGCCGGCCGGATGGCCAACCGTTATCCAGCCATCGCACATCTGGCACTGCCCATGCGAATGTCACAGTGCACCCGTCGACCACGAACCCAACGACTTGCTCGAACTTTTGGTAGTGGACGGATCGTGAAAGACATTGAGACACAAATAGATTGGTTGAGTATGGCGATAGAATCGGGTAGAATTGGGCGGAAGTGTCCGACGGCTTGAAAGCGGGGATCGCATGGCTCAACTACCGGATGGCACGCCATATGTTTGGAACGGTATGAGCGAGACCAACTTGACTGGCTACATGGCCACGGCGCAGCGCATGTTCGCTCTCCCTCGTGCCGAGGTCCGTAAGATGACTCGGCGCGAATCCATCCGATATCGGATTGGATGCGTGAAACGTGAAGCGTGCTACCGGATCGCAATGGCCACATCAGCACTCAAGGGGGAACTATGAGTATGGACACTGCTAGCTTCCGCGCTTTCGTCGAATTCTTCGAGGCGCGGATCGCGGAGGATGAGGCGGTCGCAAAAGCTGCCATCCAACACCCCAGTCGGTACGACCCGCAGACCCAGGATCGCATTCAAACGGGCACCGACAACGGAGAATGGCGGACCGATTCGTATTGCGACCCGAACGATCTGAAGATGATCGAGGGCGCCGGAATTACGATCTACGACGAGGGTGGGCACACCGCCGAACAGGCAAAGCACATTGCTCGCCATGATCCGGCCCGAGTCCTCTGTGAGGTTGCAGCTAAGCGGGGGATTGTGGCAAAAGTGCGGCAGGGCATGGTCAATATCCGGATATTTCCCGGGCTCTGGGAGTCGATGCAGCTTCTCGCTGTGCCGTACGACGACCATCCCGACTACCGCGAGGAGTGGCGACCTTGAGCTTCGGCACTGAAGCGGATCACTTCTATCTCGATCGCAGTAGGCAGCGCCAGCTCGTCGAGTTCCTCCGCGCCGTGCCCACGCTCGTCGCAGGGCTCGACGTGGCTGTCGCCAAGCAAGAGAAGTTTGGCTCGGGGGGCCCACGGATCGGCCAGGTTGAGCGCGCGCAACCGTTGCCCTTCAACGAGCGTGTGTCGGCCGCCGCCACCGCGCTGCATCGAGAGTTGGCGACATGGGTTCAATTTGTGTGCGAGCCGCGCGCAATTCGCTATTGGCCGGTGGACTACACCCATGAATTCGACTTCATCGGTCCACTTCGGCGCCACGAGAGGCGAATTCCATCGCGTGACTATCGGGGGAGCACTTCGGAGCTCGCGAAGTGGCTCGACCGCAATGTGTCCGCTCTGGCGCTCACTCCAGGTGCTGAAGAGGCGCTTGATGCGATCCGTGACGTAGTGACGGCCGGTTTTGCCACGCTGCGACCGCCAGGGGAGGAGGCAGCGGTTCAGCTCGACGAGGCGAAGCTCGAAGATGCACGCAAGACCGAAGTCAATGCGAGCGCGGCGGCACTCATGGCAAAGCGAATGGGACGGGTCCTGGACGTCGACGGTCAGGTCGTCGAGGACTATCGAACCCTGACCAAGCGCCGAATCTTTCACCTCTGCGAAGTCGGTGCAGTCAAACCGATCCGGCACACCAAGATTCGAGGCAAAGAATCACCGGTCTTCGTCTTCGGTCTGCTGCTCGATGCACACCGCGCTCATCCATCCCTCGAAAGTGCCTGACCTGCAACGGACAGTGAGTGTGTTAAGCTTCGCTCGCTAGGGCGTGAGATTTATCCGAAAGGGTAAGTCTCACGCCCCTTCTGCATCCAGGGGCGCGTCTGGATCTGTCGATGCACTAGCCGAAACATCACCGGCGGGTGCTCCGGGAATCAACGCCACAATCTTCCGCTCAGGTCAAAGTCGCCGATCCGGTTCTGCTCACGCGCCGGATATGGAATCCAAGCTCGCACCAAGACGGCCCCCGCCGTAGTGCGCTGCTGCCTGAGCGGGCTCAACGTCCCCGCTGTCGTGGGGCACACGGTGATCCAGGGAGATCGGTAGCCGAACAACTGAATAGCCCCGGCCTGCAGGCGGGGCCTCAATGGTAGGTAGCTCAATTGGCAGAGCGCCGGGTCGCAGATCCGAAGGTTGCAGGTTCGAGTCCTGCCCGACCACCAATCGTTCATCCAAATCATCGGAGTCTGAAGTGACCATCCTGCGCAATCTGATTGCCGTCGTCTACATCATCAGATACTCACGTTCGTGGATCCGATGATCCTCGACTTGATCGAAGCAATCCGAATTGTGTGGGCACTCATCGAGTCTGGGTGATCTAGCGGTCCTTCGTTGCGTTCGGCGCATTACTGCCGAGGCAAAGTTGCCGCTGTCCATTCGGTGCCATTGAACCAGCGAACCTGCGACGGATCCTGCTGATCGGGGTACCAGCCCGCAGGCATGAATGTCCCCGCGGGGCGGTGGTGGATCGGTGCTGGTTTGACCACGAGTCCGCGGATCGCCAACACAACCCACGCGATCACGCCGCCTGTGACAGCAAGTGAGAGCAGCACGAAGATCGGGCCGCTTCCAGCCCAGTACAGGCCTGACGCCATCACGAGCAGGAACAGCAAGACGAGAACTGATGCAACTAGATTGGCGATCTTCAATCCCTTGTCATCATTCACGGTTCAGCTCGCTTCTCTCGTCGGTGGGTACATCGTGCCACTCGCCGACCGCGTCCATGTCTAGATCCCATCCTGCGGAACGGTGGTGTGGTGATGCCAAGGCTCAAACTGATCCGCTGGGCAATCGAAGGTTTTGTGCGGATGTGGAGATCGTGAATGCGAGTTGTCCGACTTCCCCGCCGAACAACCAAACATCGATCCCGGCCCGTATCGCTGCGCAGGGTGTGGCCGTTGGATTCCGTGCAGGCACTGTGAGGAAGGTTCAACAATGACAGATGTAGTCGATGGACAGTCCCGGGCCGTGAGCACTTCGGAGCTCCCGGAGTACTTCATTCTCCGGCGTGACACCGTCATGGCGCTGCGCCGCATGGAACGGATGCTTCGGATACTGCTGGCCCCCACCAAGCTGACCCCTACTTCCGGCGGGGCACCCCGCACTACGAGGAGGCCACCCGGGTACTGGGGGCCAGTGCAGGATGGACGCTCGATGAATCAGTTCGACAGATCAGTCGACGTTGGCTGAAGGTCGATCGCTTCGTCCCGGATGCCGACGGCTGGCCACAACTCACCGCCGCCAATGACGGAACTCTGGTGACCGAGTCCGTCCGCGTCCGGATCCCTCGCGACTCGTGGCTCGCCCGCGGCTACTCCCATCGGCGACACCGCAAGGGTCTTCCCTCCGTCGGGTAGCCGACCCCGACCGAAGGACCCAGAAGACGCGGGCCACGTCGACGGCAGGCTGTCGCGGTCAATCGCCGCGGCGGCCGGCGCCGTGCCCATGTCGAACTCGGAAGTGAAAGGCGGGAACACATGTCAACACTCGAAGACATGATCGTCGACGACCTCGCTCATCTCCGACGCGAGCGATGTCGCGCGAACAAGCCAGCGGTCGCCGTTCTCACTGCGACCCTGAACCGTCGGCTCGCACTGCTGACCGGTGATGGGCAGGCCCACTGATGGCCTGGGAGCGCGGAGGCCACAGCCGCACCAGCACCACAGCCCACCGACGCTGGGCCAGGCAGGTCAAAGCACGGGACGGATACCGGTGCCAGAGGTGCGGGTATCAGGGCAGTGCGACGGCCCAACCGCATGACATCGAGGCCAATCACATCGTCAACACCAGGTCCGGGGGCACCGACACGCTCTCCAACGGAGAGGCCCTCTGTTTGCCTTGTCACGCCGCGGAAACTCAACGCGAGGCCCAGGCCGGACGAGCAAAGAACGGCCGCCTTCGACCAGCTGAGCCGCACCCGGGCCGACGCTGACGTGACCTCCGCGTCGCCTCTCCGGCCTGCCCCGTGACCCCTGGGGGGATACCCCTACCCCCACGCCCACGGGCCCACGGTTGGCATAGCAGTCAAAAACATGCGTGCGCCGCTTCTGGTTTTTTTGGAGCGAGGAGGAGGTCTGCGATGGTCAAGCCAAAAGCGCCGGCAGGCTTTCGTGCGGCAGGAAAAAAGCTCTGGTCCGGAATTTCCGGCGCGTACGAGTTGCGCCCCGACGAGCTTAGGATTCTCGAAGATGCTTGTCGCGAGGCGGATCTGATCGACTCGATGGTCAAGTGGCTCGACGACGACGACATCATGACGATCGGGTCGACCGGGCAGCCGGTGGTCAATCCGTTGGTGTCCGAAGTGCGTCAGCATCGGACTGTGCTGTCGTCGTTGATGCGGCAGTTGAAGTTGCCCGACGACGGCAATGTCGAGAAGGAGGCGGGCGAGCGCTCAGCCTCCGCAAGGACCGCGGCGAACGCCCGGTGGTCCAGGCGTGGCGCGTAGTCGCGCGGCGACTCTGATCAAGTCTGCGGATTCCGAGTTCGCCGAGATCATTGCCTGGTACGAGGAGCAGCTCGACGACGCCACCCCACCAACGGGGTTGTTGTGGGAGCCGGTGAAGATCGGCCCGACGTGGCAATGGGACGAAAACGGTTGGGTGTTGCCCGAGGCCAGTCTCGGATGGCGGGTCCTCGCCTGGGCAGGAAAGTGGCTCAGGGACAAGCGCGGTCAGCCATGGCAGTTCACTCCCGAGCAGACCCGTTTCATTCTCTGGTTCTTCGCGGTCGACGAGAACGGCGGATTCCTCTATCACTCGGCGGTCCTGCAGAGGCTGAAGGGTTGGGGCAAGGATCCGGTTGCGGCGTGTCTCGCGCTCGCAGCGTGTTTCGCCGAGGTGACGTTCGACCACTGGGACGGCGATCGTCCGATCGGCCGTGAGGAGCCGGCCGCGTGGGTGCAGATCGTCGCGGTCAATCAAGAACAGACCAAGAACACGATGAAGCTCCTGCCGTCGTTGGTGCCGGCGGAAACTCGCCAGCATTACGGGATTCAGATCGGCAAGGTCAATCTCTACGGCCTTGGTGACACTCGGCAGATCGAAGCGGTGACCTCGTCGGCGATGGCGATCGAGGGTGGACGGCCGACGCTGATCATTCGTGGCGAGACGCAGAACTGGAATTCGTCGAACGGCGGCCACGAGATGGCGGGCGCCATCGAGGGCAACGCCGCGAAATCCGAAGACGGCACCGCTCGGATGCTCGACATCTGCAATGCCTTTCGCCCAAACGAGGGTTCGGTCGGGCAGGTCGTTCGCGAAGCATGGGAAGCGACCCAGGGCGAGGAATCGGAGTTTCAGGACTTCGGCCTGCTGTACGACTCGCTGGAAGCGCCACCGAAAGCGCCACTCAGTGCCGAGGCGGCACCCGATGTGGTGCGCGCAATCGCGGGCGATTCGACCTGGCTCGACACCAAGCCGCGTGGTCGCATCGTCAAGTCGATCCTGAACTCTGCGAACCCTCCCAGCGAGTCAAGGCGCAAGTGGTACAACCAGATCACGGCCGCCGAGGACGCCTGGGTGGTTCCTCAGGATTGGGACGCCAACGCTGATCCTCGTGTGCTCGAGCGCGGCGATCGCATCGTGATGTTCTTCGACGGATCGAAGTCCGATGACGCGACCGCCCTGGTCGGGTGCCGAATGTCGGACGGGTACATATTCCGGATCGGTATCTGGCAGCGCGGCCCGAAGGACAAGGACTGGATCGTCAATCGGGACGCGGTCGACGTCCGGGTTCACGAGACGTTCGCTAAGTACTCGGTCGTCGGCTTCTGGGCTGACCTTTCCGACGCTCGCGATGACGAAACAGGTGAACGCTATTGGGAGCCGTACGCCGACGCCTGGGCTCAGAAGTACGCACAGAAGCTGCGGCTACTCCCGGCAGTGAAGTCGGGAGACTCTGCGCACCTGATCAATTGGGACATGCGCTCACCGGCTCATATGAAGGTGTTCATCGAGCACGCCGAGCGATTCACCTCGGACGTGAAGAACGGCGCGATGGAGGGGAGTACGGGCGTGATCCCTCATGACGGAGACAAAATCTTGCAACAGCACGTAAAGAACGCGCGCCGCGCCCCGCCCGTGGAATCGGCGTCGGTCTCGGCAAGGAACACCGCGAGTCGAAGAAGAAGGTCGACGGCGCGGTGTGTGCGGTTGGCGCTCGAATGATGTGGCGCATTGCCATCCGCAGCGGAATCAAGGCGACATCGCGTTCGCGGAAGGCGGTCACCCTGTGATGAAAGGATTTTCGCAGCTATTCGGCGGGCGTGGCATCGCGGCTCTCTCGCTCCGGACTCTCACCCTCAGTGACGACGAGGAACGCCTCGTCGGGCAGCTGCGCGCGCAGATCCGAAAGTTCGCTGCTAAGAATCAGATCAAGAACGATTTCTACGAGGCCAAGCAGAAAACACGCCAGCTCGATATTTCGGTCCCTCCCGGCCTGAAAGACCTCAGCTTGGCCCTCGGCTGGCCCGGGACGGTGGCGGACGTTCTCGAGGAGCGCATCGACCTGCTCGGCTGGACGTCGGTGCAGGACCTCATGGGACTCGACGACATCTTCCGCGAGAACAGTCTCGACGTGGAAGCTGGTCGGGCGCATTTGGACGCGCTGATCGCCGGAACCGACTTCGTGACGGTGGGCCGCGGCGACACCAGTCAGGGCGAACCGGACGTACTTATCACTGTGGAGTCCGCCTCTTCGGCAACGACTTTGCGGAACCATCGGACGCGGCGGGCGCTCGCGGGACTGTCACAGACTCGTGGAGAATCCGGCGCAGTCGAGATGGAAACGCTGTATCTGCCCAATTCGACGATCGGCTTCGAACGCAACGGGCGCACAAAGAAGCTCGATGTCGTCTCGCGTGATGATCACAATGCGGGTCGGGTTTTCATGTCACGGATGGTCAATCGTGATCGAGCGTCGGATCTCGACGGCCGATCGGAGATTACTCGCCCGGTCATGTACTACACCGATGCTGCAATTCGCACGATGCTGGGTGTGGAAATCAATCGCGAGTTCTACACTGCGCCTTCGCGATATGCGCTGGGTGCGGAGCCGGAGCAGTTCGGTGTCTCCGAAGACTCGTCGGCCAGCGAGAAGCGGCTCGCCGGTTGGACTGCGGCGATGGGTCGCTTCAATGTCATTCCGAGGACCGAGGATGGGCAAATGCCATCGGTGGGCGAGTTCCACCCGGCGCCGCCAACCCCGTACATCGACCAAGTGAAGATGTACTCCCAGCTCATTTCCGCCGAGGCTGGGATCCCCTCGACCTACCTCGGTTTCTTCACCGACAACCCTGCATCTGCGGATGCGATCAGGCAGGCCGAGTATCGGCTTGTCAAGCGCGCGGAGCGTCGCCAAGGGACGTTCGGACAATGCTGGCGGGAGATCGCATTCCTGTCGCTACTCGCTCGTGACGGCAAGGTAGACGCGGACGCGTTCCGCAAGATCGGTGTTCGATGGCGAGACGCGTCGACTCCGACGCGCGCTGCGACGCTGACGCCGGCCAAAAGCTCGTCGGCTCAGGGATTCTGCGTCCGGACTCGCCTGTCACGTACGACTACATGGGCTTCTCAGAGCAGGACCAGCTACGTCTGACAGAGGAGAAGCGACTGGCGATGGCAGCGGAGCTTCCCGACCTTCTACGCAAGGCTGCTGGCCAAGTTTCAAACCCTCAGGTGATCGAGTTGTCGAGTAGGCGCAATGCCAACGAGCCTGCTTGAACGGAAGGAGATTCTGGGCCACCTAGACAGATTGGCGATCAATGAGATCGTCAACGTCTGGGACACGGCGCAGGGTCTCCCTTCCGCGGAGTTCCGATCGGTGATGGTGAATTCGTTGCCCGCGGTGACGGATCCGTATGCCGCTGCTGCGTCGAATCTGGGTGCTGCTTGGTATGACGAGTCTGCGCCGAACTTGCCCTATCGAGCGAAGCCGTCGCCACTTCCCGCGTCGGAGGGCTTGCTGTCTTCGGCTGATTGGGCGATGGGTGCTCGTGGCGCGGATGCGCTTGCCCGGCTGGCTGAGGTTGCGCAGAAAGCGATCTGGAGCGGCAATCGGCAGACGATCTTCGACAATGCGAAGGCAGAGCCTGGCGCGCGCTATGAGCGGGTTGCCGAAGGCAAGTGCTGCGCATTCTGCGCGATGCTCTGTACGCGCGGCGCCGTTTACCTGGAATCAACGGTGGGGTTTCGCGCTCACGGAAACTGTCGCTGCGGCGCGCAAGAAGTGCGGCCAGGCAGGTCGTTTGATCGGCCTGCCCACTATCAGCGCTTCGATGAGGCGTATACCCAAGCTTCGCGTACGGCCACTGGTACGGACGCGATTCTCGCCGAGATGCGAGTCATTCTCGGTTCTTCCTAACTCCTTCGGCGCCGCACGGTGCTGACCTATCCCGCACGGGAGCAGAAATGAAGATTCATCGAACGATCATTGCGCCGGCTATTTCGGATCCTTTCTTCCCGTCGGGTAATCGCGCCGCACGGCGTCACCCCCGACGAGATCCGGAGGGGCACCCGAATCCGAACCCGAACCCCAATCCGGCTCCGGCTCCGGCGCCGGAGCCGAACCCGAACCCCGAGCCCAACGAGGTCGACTGGGCAAAGGTTTTCGAAGGTATGACGCCGGCCGAGGTGAAGGAGAAACTCGACCACTCCCGCAAGTGGGAGACGCGAGCGAAGGACAATCATGACGCCGCTGAGAAGTGGAATCAGATTCAAAGGGCCTTCACCGGCGAAGGTGGCAACACGCCACCGGATCCCGCGCAGCTCGCCACGGACCTTTCTGCCGCACGGCAGGGTGAACGCGAAGCGAAGGTCGAGAACGCGATTCTGCTGCTCGCTCCAACCAAGGGCGCGAACCCCAGCTCGCTGATCGACTCCCGATCGTTCATGGCCAGGATCGCCTCGCTCAACCTCGACCCCACAGCCGCCGACTTCAACGAGAAGGTGACCACGGAGATCGTGGCAGTCGCGGCGGCGCATCCGCTCACGGGCGTTCCCCGTGGTCCGCTGCCCAACCCGCAGCAAGGTAACCCCGGCCACCAGAAGACGGAATCGACTGTCTCGGCAGGTAGGGCGCGTTACAAGGAACGAAATTCCAAGTAGACCAACACATTCAAGAAGGAGGGATCCAGATGGATCTCAATATCAGGACCGAACGCTTCGGTCAGGATGACCAGTCCTGGCTGGCGTCGGCACACGGCACCGACACGGCACGACCGGTCAACATCGACGTGTCGACGTTTACGCCCGCCACTCACTACCCCCAGGGTTACCTCAAGTCCGGCCACCCGCTCAAGAAGGTCGGCACTCGTTACGGCCTGTGGAAGAACGGCGACGAGGATCCGATCGAGGGGCATCTGTTCACTGCGGTGAAGATCCCCGCCGGCGCGACCGTTGTGGTCGGCGCTTTGCACTGGCACGGCGCCATCCTGGCGGCGAAGCTGCCGTCCCCCGTCAATGCGGCCGGCCAGGCAACTGCCCGCAGCATCCGATACTTCTAAGGAGACTGAGCAATGGCACTTGTGCTCAATAGCGACTACATCACTCCGGCGGAGCTGACGGGCTACACCCGTGAGGCTCTTGCCGATCAGCCGGTCAACGACCTGTCGGTGATCGACAACCTTCTCCCTGATGTCCTCATTGACGATGTGGATTTCCGGGCGAACATCACGCAGCACGGACTGAAGCGGTCGGCGAAGTTCCGCAGTTGGGACACCGAGGCTCCGCAGTCGCCCCGCAAGGGTCTGACTCGCATTTCCGGTGAGCTGCCTCCTCTTTCGGAGAAGCGACTACTGGGGGAGTACGACCGTCTGCGGTTGCGCAAGGCAGATTCCGCGATTCTCGATTACATCCTCAAGGATGCTGTGGAGCTGGCCGACGCGATTCGCACTCGCCTGATCATCGCCAAGGCGCAGGCGCTCGTGACCGGCAAGGTCAGCCTGGCGCAGGACGGCCTGGAGATCGAGGCCGACTTCGACCGCAAGCCCGGACATTCCGTCACCGCGGCCACCCTGTGGTCCGGACTCGCGGATCCGGTCCTCGATCAGGAGTCCTGGTTCTCGGTCTTCCGTGTCTCGAACTCGGGTAACCCCGGTCGGGCGATCACCTCGCAGCGCGTTCTGTCTTCGCTGATGCGCAACAAAGCGATCCGCGAAATGGTTCTCCCCGTCGGTTCGACGCAGACCATCGTCACACTCGAGGCGGTCCAGGCCCTGTTCACCTCGTTCGGACATCCTCGATTCGAGGTGTGCGACGCGCAGGTCGAGGACTACAACGGCAATGCCGTTCGCTTGATTCCGGATGACTCGATTCTCTACATCGGCGGATCGAGCACGACCTCGGCGAAGCTGGGCGAAACCCTGTGGGGCATCACCGCAGAAGCGATCGAACCCGAATACTCGATCGACGAGACCGAGGCGCCCGGCATTGTCGTCGGCTCGTACGTCAATCCGGATCCGATCGGTCGTTGGACGAAGGCTTCGGGAATCGGTCTGCCGATCCTGGGTAACTCCAACGCGACCATGATCGCCAAGGTTCTCTGATGGCACGCCTGATCACCTCTGTGCATGTCGCGGACGAGTCGGGCGTCGGTCATGTTTTCGGGCCAAGTGATGCGGTTCCGTCCTGGGCTGCTGCGAGGATCACCAATCCTGCGGCCTGGGACGGCCCGCCACCCGAGCCTGAGGTCACGGAACCCGTCGTGGTCGAGACCGAGACGACAACCGAATCCGAGACCGTAACGGAAGAGGTCGCTCCGGAAACCGTAAGTGCGCCGGCCACCGAAGAGGAGCTGACGCCCGACCTCGCAGCGGAATCCGTATCTGAACCGGAGACGGTGGAGCCCGAGCCGGAAACGGTTAAGCCCGAGCCCGAGCCTGTAACAGCGGCACCCAAGCGTCGCGGTCGACCCGCCAAGCTACGACCAACAACTAAAAAACTAGGAGGTGCCGACCCGATGGCATGGACAATTCCGAAGGATGTTCGCGACCGTTGGATCGGCCCTCCGACCGAGGCGTCGGACGAGCAGATTGCGGTCAAGATCGCCGACGCGGAGGATGACATCCTTCGGGCGGATCCGAATATCGAGGACCGCATCACCGCCAACAAGTTGCCACTGATCCGAGTAAAGAAGGTCGTTGCCCGGATGCTGATCCGGCACCTTCAGAACCCCGAAGGTGTGCGCAGTGTCCAGCAGGGCGCCGGCCCGTTTCAGACGTCGACCACATACGGCGGCGCCGAGCCTGGTGCGCTCACACTGACTGATGACGATCGCGAAGAACTCGGTATCCCGAAGCGGAAGACGCGGGCGTTCTCCGTGGACATGACGCCTCCGGGTGCGTATCGATCGAGAACTCCTGACACGGAGTGGTTCTCGTGAAGCCCTTTCCTCGAGCTCACACGATCGGGATCCGTCGGTTCCAGCAGTCCGATGAACTCGACGCCGGCCGCAACCGGAAGAAATCATGGTCCGATCCGGAACCGACTCTCGTGTACGGCTACGGCTCACGTTCGGACTACGGCATGTCGGAGCCGAACCAGCCGAACCGAGACATGGTCATAGAAGGCCTCGTGGTGCTCGCACCGCCGGAGGTGACGATCAGTGCTCTCGATCGCGTCGTGATTCCCGGCTACGACCACGACTTCGAAGTCGACGGCGAGGACTCCGATTGGACGAAAGGCCCATTCGGGTTCACGCCCGGCCGCTCAATCGCACTGAAGAAAGTGGAGAACTGATGAGCAAAGCTGACATCGTCTGGAATCCCCACGCGCTCGAGCAACTCCGTCGCGGTGCCGAGGTCATGGGTCATCTGCATCGAACGATGGAGAAAGTCCATGCCGCGGTCGGCGGGAACGCTGCCGGGTACACCCTCTCGTCCGTGCAGGGGCAGAAGCGGCCGCAGGGCCGCGGATTCGTATCGGTTGCGGCAACCACCGTGCAGGCGAAGCGATCGGAAGCCAAGCACAACAACCTCATCCGCGCTGCGGGAGCGTCCAGTGGTTGAGGTCATCGAGTTCGACCCTGTCGAAGAAATCGTCACGAACTATCTCTACGACAAGCTCGGCGACAACACGGACGTGTCGACCCGCGTCCCAGTGCCCCGGCCGAACAGGTTCGTCACAGCGCGCGCTGCAGGCGGTGGTGATCGCAACATCATCCTCTCCTCGCGGATGGTGATTTTCCAATGCTGGGACAACGACGAAGACCGCGCACGCAGGCTCGCCGAGCGATCGTTCTCGATTCTCAAAGCAGCGCAGCGTGATTCGACCGAGCCGAGGATCCGTCAGGTGACCACGATCGGTGTCCCGCAATCGTTTCCGGATCCCGAATCGTCGACGCCGCGCTACCAGTTCACCCTGCAGTTAGACATCAGGGGACACATCACTTCGTAGGCCGTGCACCGCCATTCGCGGCACGGCCAACTCTGCCTGAAAGGGGCATCCCATGGCATCTTCTGCCGGCAACATCCTTACCTCCGAACCGCTCGCCAACGGCGTCGTGTTCCGTTCTCCGCTCGGCACTCCGGCGCCCGGCCCGGCCGGCTCTGCCCTTCCGCCCGCCTGGCTCGATCACGGCTATGTCGGCGAGGACGGCATGACCGAGTCGGAGACCCGAGACAAGACCGAGAAGAACGCCTTCGGTGGCGCGGTCGTCAAAGTCCTTCAGACCAAGTACGGCCTGGTCTTCAAGTTCAAGTTCATGGAGTCCAAGAACGCGACCGTGCTCAAGACCGTTTTCGGTGAGAGCAACGTCGTGGTCTCCGGCAACGTGATCACGGTCAACAAGAACAAGAAGACGCTGCCACACTCCTCGTGGGTCCTCGACACCGTCGATGAGGACACGAACGTGCGGAACTACATTCCCGACGGCCAGCCGAGCTTGACCGGCGACCGTGTGTACGTGCACACCGACACGATCTCTTATGAAGTGGAGATCACCTCGTTCGAGAAGAACGGCAACAACGCGGTCATGACCATCAGTTCGGCTGATGGTTCCGTGACGAAGCTGTTCACGCTGCCTGGCGGTTCCACTGCGGGCGCCTGGAACGTGTACGTCGACGGCGAGACCACGGACGGCATCGCCTTCAATCCGACGGCCGCTGCGGTGAGGACCGCACTCGAGGCTCTCCCGACCGTCGGCGCAGGCAACGTGGAGGTGACCGGTTCCACCGGTGGTCCGTTCACGGTCGTGTTCAAGAACGGTGCCGGTCTCGTGACCGCGTCGGGATCCGGTCTCACTCCTCCCGGCGCTGTGACCGTCGCCGCGGTCTGACCGCATTCTCCCGCCCCGTGAGGTGTCAACACCATTGGACCGGGCCTGCCCTTCACGGGGCGGGACACCAACAGGCCCGTCCGTCAAACGCTTTCACGTAGTCGACATTGCGCTATTCCATTTTCGAAAGGCTTGGTCCAACCATGGCTATCTTCCGCGTCACTCCTGCCCACGATCCCTCGATTCAGATCGAGTTCGAGATCCCGATCAAGGGCCGTCAGAACCCGCTCTTCTTCACGGTTCCGAAGATTCAGTACTTCCCGGTCGAAAAGTCGAAGGAGTTCTACGCCTGGCTTTCGGGCAAGGACGAGCCGCAGCCGGAAGATGGGAAGCCGTTGGAGCCGGTGCGGCGATCTGGCCGAGACATCGTCCTCAAGATGCTCAGCCTCCATGTGAGCGCCAAGGATTACGCGATCCTCAAGAATCTCACCGACGGTGAGCTCGGCCAGATCGACACTCACTGGGAAAACGAGTCGAAGACGCCAGTGGGGGAATCCTCAGCCTCCTCGGATACCTAGAGGACGAGGAGGAGGTCGCCGAGGCGATCCAAGCTGATCTGCTCCCGATGGGTAGATCGCTGGATTTCCTCGGCACCGCGAATCTTTCATGGTGGGACCTCAAGTGCTACCTCAAGTACCCCCCACCGAACGGCGCGTACATGCGCCGCAAGAATCCTGATCTTCACTGGGATCTGCACGCACACTTGCTCGCTGGAATCTTTGACGGAATCCAGGGTGGCAACTGGCAGCGCGGCGGTAACTCGAAGGCCAAGCGCCCCGAGCCGATGCCGCGCCCGGGCGTCACACCGCCTGAGGAGAGCAAGCCGAAAACGGTGCTACCGGTCTCTGAGCTTCGCAAGAGACTCAAGGCGGACAACCGGGAACAGGTTCCGCTCGCAATTGCCGACCGACCCGATATTCTCGACGCCGAATCCAGCGAAACCTTCGACGACGAACTCAAACCCGGGACGCCGAAGCTCACCACGCAGCAAGTGTTGGCAGTGCGCGCGCTCGCCACGAGTGGATGCACCTACGCCGATCTTGCTGCCCTCTTCCACGTTTCACGGTCGACGATCGGCCGCATTGTGACACGCAAAACGTGGAAGCACCTCGATGACAACTGAATAACTGGAGGTGGCCCATGGCCGGTGGCATTGAACTCGCGACCATGTACGTCCCGATTGCCGCGCGCACCGATGGCATTCCGGCCGCAGTGTCGAAGTCTTTGTCCAAGGTTGTCCAGCAGGGCGAAAAGGCCGGCGACAGCATGGGCTCGAAGATGTCGGCAGCCATGGGGAAGACCCTCATGGCGGGGGCCGCGGCTACGGGCGCCGCGGTATCGACGGCAATTGGTACGGCGCTGTACAAGGGTTTCGGCCGCCTCACTGCGATCGATAACGCCGAGGGCAAGCTCGAAGGGCTTGGGCATACGACCCTCAGTACCGCGAAGATCATGGATTCCGCCCTCGCTTCGGTGAAGGGCACATCCTTCGGTCTCGGTGAAGCTGCAACGATTTCAGCGTCGGCCGTCGCCGCCGGAATCAAGCCCGGCCAGGACCTGACGCGCTACCTGTCGCTGACTGCCGACGCGGCAACGATCGCCGGAACATCCATCGAAGAGATGGGCGCGGTGATCAACAAGGTTCAAACCAAGGGCAAGGCATACACCCTTGATCTGAACCAGCTCGCAATCCGCGGGCTGCCGATTTACCAGTGGCTCGCCACCGAAATGGGCGTCACGCAAGAGGCGCTCTCGGACATGGTCGCCGAAGGCAAGGTCGACTCCGCAACATATTTGGCGGCGATCGAGAAGAACATCGGCGGCGCCGCCACCGCTGGCAATACCGTGTCGGCTGCGTGGGCGAACACGATGGCGGCGATGGGCCGCGTGGGCGCGGCAGCGCTTAAGCGACGTTCAGCCGCTCGGCGAACTGGCTCAAGGATGTCACGTCCGGAATCGACGTTGCCACGCCGCTCGTCTCGAAATTTGCTGACACGCTTGATCATCGCGTGTTCAACCAAGGGTTGCCGAAGCTGCAGAAGTTCGGCGAGGAGGGCAAGAAGGCGTTCGCGGCGTTCAGGTCGGAGAACGGCGCGAAGATCGGTTCCGAGTGGGACCGCTTCACGAGCGTGTTCGATTCACTCGGCGACAGCGCGGTGAAGGCATGGCCCGCAGTCAAGGGCGTCGTCGGATCGCTGGCGACGGCATCAGGCGCGCTCGGGGTTTCGTCATGGACGCTGCTGCTGTCGACTCTCGAACTCACAGCGCAGCTCGCGGACGGGGTGCTAGTTCCTGCCCTGAACACCTTGTCGAGCCTCATGGAGAACAACCAGGGGGTAGTCACCGCGCTGGCTGCAGCATTCTTCCTGTTCAAGACCGTGCCAGCGATCATGGCGCGCATCGCCCCATCGATGGCATCCCTGACGGCGCAGGCAGCCGCTGGCACGCAACCGCTCAATGCCTACCAGCGAATGTGGCAGACGACCGGCACCACCGTCAATGGCGTCCGTGGGGCGTTTTCCCGGTTCAATGCTGACGTGCGGCTAAACGCCGCACAATATGGCGCTGCGAGTGGCTCGATGAGCCGTTTCAGCGGAACAATGCTCACTCTCAGTGACCGGGCATCGAGCTTGCGGCTCGCATGACGGCGTCCAACACCGTCCTGGGGAAGATGGGCGCGGCGTACACCAACGCGATGCCGGGGCTTCGGGCGTACGCGGCGCAGGAGAAGGCCACGGCCGCAGCGATGCAGGCATCAGCACTGCAGGCAAAGGGCTACGCCTCGGTTCACCTTTTGGCCGGTCAGGCCGTTCACGGGACGACGTCGTTCATCTCGAGGATGGGCGCTGCTGCGGGCGGCGTCGGCGCTGCTGGTCTCTCGGCAATGAGTTCTGCTGCAAGCGGCTTGAGTCGCGGAATGAGCGCGGTGTCCGGTGCCCTGGGCGGACCGGTCGGAATCGCGCTCATCGGCGGAATGGTCGCCTACTCGGGAATCAATGGCGAGATCCAGAAATCGAAGCAGTTCCATGAAGCATTGACGATCGCTGCGAATGGCACTGCCGAGTCTCAATGGAACCTTACGAAGGCGCTGTCCGCGTCCGCTGGCCAGATGGATACCGCGTCGCTGGAGGCTTATGCGGCTCATCTGACGACTATTCTCGATGCCGAAAAGACTGTCGCCCAGAATGGTCCGGGATTCTTCTCGAAAGTGTATGCAGGCATGCAGCTTCGAGGAAACGACATCTTCGGTACTGGCGATACTTTCGGGCAGAGCACGCTCGACGACCTCAACCAGAGGAACTACTCAGAAGACGTAACCAAGACGCTTGGCAATCTTCGGATTACGAATGAGGACGTCGCTAAGGCGGTTGCTGGCACCGCGGGCCAGTTCAGTTACCTGACGTCGCAGCTGGACCTCACGACGATCGAGGGTCGGCATACGAACGACTTCTTGAATACTCAGCGCGACAATCTGAAGCAGGTTGCCGCACTGGCAAAGAACGTCACTCCCGGCTATATGGAGATGGCGGATCTACTCAAGATAATGGGCAACGAGGCCGCTACGGCCACGGAGAAGAGCGATGCGATGTATCGCTCCCTTCAATTGATTGCGGGTATCAACCCGGATGAAAAGCAGGCCACGAACGACAACAACAAGTTGACTCGCGATCTGTTGCAGGCCGCTCCCATCGATCAGGCGAAGGGGGCAAGCTCGGAACTGCTGGACAACGGGCGCATCTCCACCTTGACTGAGAACGGTCAAGATCTCGAGGATACCGGCGTCAAGATCGTCCAGAACGCCACGAAGATGGCGCAGGCCGGCAAGGACATCAACGAGATCTTCTCAAGCGTCCAGCAGCAGGTTGAGGGCACAAGTAAGACGTTCGGACTCAGCGTCGACGATATGCGAGTCGCGCTGGAGTATCTCGGCTACAACGAGCGGGCCATCCAGGTCCAGGTTGGTCTACAGGGCGCGGACGATGTAACCAAGGGCCTTGCCGACATCTGGGTCCAGATGATGCAGATCGAGCCCGGCAAGCCAAAGGTGTTGACGGTCAACAAAGACTTTGACCCGAATCTATTGGCGGACCTGGACCAGATGGGCGCAAAGGTCACACATCTGCCAACGGGCAGATTCAGATCGACATGGACAACCAAGAGTTTCAGATGAAACTGAGTACGTCCATGGACGAGATGATTGCGTTCAATGAGCTGAAGGCCATGGCGGGCGTCGACGTTGACGTCAAGCAGTTCGACATCAAGTCAGGCGCTGCCGACGCATTCTTGCAGTACCTCGATGACGTCGAGGTGAAGCCGGGCGCCGACCTCGACATCGAGCAGCTTAAGGATCAGAAGAACATCAGCTTGAAAGAGCTGGTGGAACTATCTGAAAAGGTCGCCAACCCGAAGGCGTTCATCGAAGGCGTCATGCCATTCCTGAATGACGCCGAGAACATGCGCGTTGCCTTGTCGAAGATTCAGGACAAGAAGGTCTACGTCGATTACATCGAACGTCGACAGCAGGCTGCCGATTCCGGCTTCGTCGGGCCAGTCAGCTACCTTCGTCCGCCCGGCACCTGGCAGGGCGCTCGGTTGCCGAAGAACTCGACAGGGTCTCGGCTGCCGACGACCGGCCCGGGCACCGACACCCGTGATGGAATCTTGGGCGTCGGGTCCGATGGCGTACCGACAACCTGGGTCGACAAGGGCGAGTGGATCGTCAACGGCCGCTCGTCGGAAAAGTGGGATTGGCTGCTGGGATGATCAATCGCGATGACTCGCGGTTGAAGAATCTTCCCCGGTTCGCCGAAGGTGGCCGCAACGGTATCGAGGCAGGGCTCGCGGCCGGCCGATCGGTCGAGGGTAATAAGTACCTCTGGGGCGGTACGGGGCCGACGCAATTCGACTGCTCGGGATTTGTCGGCTGGTTGCAGCAGATCGTCATGGGCATCACCGGATCGGTGAAGCGTCTGTACACCACGTACGACTTCTTCAACGGTCGTGGCGGCGTGGCGGGTCTGCAAGCCGGTTTGGGTCCTGCGGGCACTCAGTTCCAGGTCGGCATCTCGAAGGAACACATGGCGGCGACCATCGCCGGCATGTCGGCGGAATCGGGCGGTGCTCACGGTACATCGGGCATCGGCGGAAACCGTGCGAATGCTCAGTCGTCGCAGTTCCCGGTGAAGTTCCACCTGCCGAACGAACTCATCGACGGTTGGGACAGCAAGTCGGGTGCGTATCTGCGTGGCGAGAAGCCGGTGGAGTGGACCGAGAAGGATGCTCTTGCACTCGAATCCGCCCGTGTGGCGGTAATTCAGGCCCAGGAGGCTCGGGACAAGATCAACGCCAACGACAAGAAGTCGCAGGCCGATCGTGACCAGGCGGAGCTGAAGGTTCAGCAGGCCGAGCTCAAGGTTCGCGAGCTGGAGCAGAAACGTGACGGCAAGAGTTCGACGTCGAATGATCCTGCTCCTGTTCTGACCGGCGAGATGGGTGACGATGCGATTTCGGTGCGCAATGCCGAGATTGCTCTGCTGGATGCGCAGTTGGCCCGGGACAAGGTGTACAACGATCCCGAGTCGACCTCGCTCGAGAAGGAGAAGGCCGATATTTCGGTGTACTCGGCTCAGAACTCGCTCGCCGCGACTCGCAAGAAGGTCGAGGAGGACAAGGACAAGGAAGCCAACGGCGATTTCTCACTGAAGGATCGACTCAAGAGGTACGGGTCCGACCTGGTGGGGATCGCGGTCGATTCGGCGCTCGAGATATTCGGCATCAATTCTCGTTGGCTGGATATTCCGCTTCCGGAGTTCAAGAAGCCGAAGCCGGGATCCACCTTGCCGGAGTCCTCGGCTGCGGAGGCAATGCGAGATCCGCTGGGTGACTTCGTGACGCGTTCGTTCCCTCGGAGCGAGATCGACGGGCAGCTGCCGGTCACGATCGGTGCGGGAAATTGGGTCGAGGATTGGCTCAAGACCTTGCCGATCAAGCTCTACGACCAGGGCGGAATGATCCCGCACGGCGGGTTGGCGTTGAACAAGTCAGGCGCTCCGGAGCCGGTGTTCACGGCGCCTGAGTTCGCGAATATCGCCAAGATCGCGAACTTGGACACGCTCGCCATCAATCCGAATGCCGGTGGTGGAAACGACTACTCGGTCAACATCAACAACCCGACATTCTCTGACGGCATGGCCGCGGTGCACAGCGCTCAGCGTGCCCAGGGTCGCCAGATGATGCGGCATGCAGGAAGGCCATTCGGATGATCGGTAAGGCTGGGAGGTCGCCATGGCATCGATGACGATCAACATCCACGGCACGGATGGAAGTTTCTGGCCTGTCCATGGCGAGGATGCCGGCACCGAAGGTGTGGACTTGGGAGTCGATCAGGTCAAGGGCTTGTTCGACTCCCCGGTCCGCACTTCGTGGGTGGCGGCGAACGCCGAGTCGGGCGGAACGATGAAGGGGATGTGGAACGACTGGCGAGATCTTGCGCTGGGGTTCCATGTTTCCGCGGATCGGGTTGCCGGCGGCGATCAGGAGGACATCGATTCGCGGTTCAGGCAGGCGTTCGACTATCGGGTCGATCAGTGGGACCATGATGCGAAATTGGCGTGCATCGAGGTCATTACAGAGAATTCGACACGGTTCCTCGACGTGCAGTTGTACGAGCAGCCCGATTTCGATCCGGGGATCGACCCGCTCGTCGTGGAGTATTCGAATCCGATCATTCCGCTTCGGGCGGGTCAACCGCACTACTACGAGGATGACTACGTCGCGAAGTGGTCGACCGGCAGTTCATCGGGGTCAGGCGAGATCGAGGTCTGGAATCCGACGGATCAGCCGATGCGGCACAAGTGGATCGGCACTCGTGGTGACTGGATTCTTCCCGACGTGTCGTGGGAGGGGCCGCCGAACAAACGCCGACCCGGCGTGTCGAAGCTGTCGGGCCGCAACGACGCGAACCGCTCCATCGTCATGCCGTCCATCGGTGCGCTCGAGGGTGGGTTCACGGTCGATCTGGATCCGATGAAGTTGATGGTTCGTGATGCTGCGAATACGAACTTGCTGGGCCGGATGCCCGTTCCCGGGCGTTTTTTTCGAGTACGTCATCCCACCGAAGACACAGAAGCAAACTCTGCGGGTTTCGGTGACGAACGCGCCGGCGGGAGGCGCGATGATCCAGCTGGTTCAGCCGCGGCGATGGTCGCGGCCTATCGGCATGCAATGACAGGAGGTAGCTGCCGGTGACGGTGATCGATCACGGACTGTCTCTCGAAGAGCAATGCGAAGCGATATGGGAAGCCACCCGGGCTGAAGAACGGCGTGAGCAGAATCAGCGCCAGATCCCACCGGTTGCATTGCTGTGGGACGGCGAGATGCGGTTGCAGCATCTGGTGCAGGCCGAGTACGGCGGCACCTTCGATCTGATCGAAGGGGACACCGGACCCGGACAGTTGGAACATCCCCTCGATCATCCTGTGGGCCAGTGGCTCTGGGACGAGTGGGGCCGCATGCAGCGCGGCGAGAAACGCAACGTCAACATCACCGTCGAGTACACCGGCTCACGGTGGGGCGGACTCCTCGAGTACGTCGAGTTGGACAAGCGAGACAACGGCGATCAAGTTGTCGTAGCGACGTTTTCGAGTGACTACGAACGGCTCAAGTGGTACACCGTCTGGTCCAACAGTTTCTTCAGCGAGCACTTCCAGGCGCCGCGCGTATTCATCCTCCCGGGACCGATCCCGTGGGTGCTGTCCACAATGCTCGACCTCCAGTGTCACCGGGAACGAAACTCGACCTGGGCGATGCCGGACGATCCGATGGATCCGGCGAACCGCACGAACTTGGATCAGTCCACCTGGTCCCTGGTCGTCAAGCCGATCAAGTTCATGGATTCACTCAATTCCGGTGCACTGTGGGGGATTGCAGGCTCGCGCTTCAAGAACTTCCACGACATCGCGAAGACGATGATGCAGGACGGCGAGATCACCCCCGTCGTGCGCCGCTACCTGCACGGCGATCCGCTCCGTGGCCTGGTGCGAACCTGCGTCACGGGACGGTAGTCGTGTCGTTCGAAGATCGGTCCGGACGGTTCACGGGAACCTCGCAGGGCGGCACTCGATTCGACGGGCTGAAAATGACCGTCGAGAAGTTCATCGGCGATTTCATCGAAAGCACGTCGCAACTCAAAACCGACACCACGATCCCGGCCGAGTACTACATCCCGGGCAGCAAACGGACGAATAAATCTTTGCCGCTTGCAGTCTGGCTTGACGGTGAAGAGACCGGGCTCGAGAGGTACCGGTTCCGCAAGACGCCGTCGAAGGGCATACAAGTCGTCACGGGCGGTAGCTCAGCCCCAGGCATAAACGAGCTCATCTCGGCGACAGTGCAGATGTTAGGCGATCTGACTGCCATGATTCCCGGCGTGCCGCCCATGGGCGGTGTAGCGGACGCCGTGCTGAAACCGTTCTACATGGACACCGTCCTCGCCTGGATGGTGGCCCGGTTGGTGGCGCGGGCCAACAACCAGGGCTGGACGCGATACTTCGAGTACTTCCAGGACGGCGCGGGCAAGGCCTACACAATTTCCTCGCTCATGGTTCTCCGAGCGGGAATCTGGGCTACACGCTCGTACGAGTCCATCGAGTTCGGCGCCCGCGACGCTGCGCCGTTCCTGATCGGCGAGACCGGCCACGTGTGGCTCGGTGACCGTGCAGGTTTCACGATGCAGAACGACAAGACCGGCCGCATCTACATCGACCGGATCTCCAAGGTTGGGCTGTCCTGGTCACGGGAGCAGCCAGTTACTCGCACCGTGACCATCGGCGACAGTCGCGCGCTCGAGGATCCCGTGCAGAAGGCATGGGAGCGGATCGAAGCATTCGCCACCTCACTTCAACAGTTGGGAGTCTGACGATGGAACAGCAAGGACTTGTTCGCGGTAAGACTTTCGACCAGTGGCCGGCGTGGGAAGGCCAAGGGCTTCCGCTGCGGGAGAACTGCGATCTTCGTAATCCGCGCCAGGCGTTCTTGTGGATGTTCACGGGGATGCCCGGCGTGGTCGGAGCTCCCTTGATGCTCGGAACCGAGTACTGGGAAATGCAGTCCTGGCGTATGTGGATCCTTGGTGCCAGGCCATCGGCGAAGCCGACACTCAAATATCAACCACCCAAGAATGCTGTCGCCGACAGGTGGACTGCCCAGGGCGAGTGGGTGTCCATGGAAACTCCGGACCTTCCGCCGAGCTCCTGGACGGAGGTCGTGGCGCAGCTGCCGCAGTCGGATCGGGCCGAGCTCAAGCAGGTGGTGCTCGAAAAGATGGGATTCGAGGACGTTCCCGAACCCTCCGCTCCCGCTGGTCATTTGCAGGTCGGTGAATTGGCGTCGCGGCTAGGCGTCGGCACCGACGAAGTGGTCGAGCTTCTCGGAAATCTCGGCTTGGACGTCGATCCCGACGCCTATGTCGGCCGCGAAATCGCCGATCGGCTCGTCGCACATCTGGGCCTCTAGAGCCCTCCATTCCTACATCCCGAAAGGGGCAGTCATGACATTTCGCACCTACAACGGCAACACGCACACCGAGAACGGTTGGCGCATCTGCAACAGTGACCAGTGCGTAACCCTCTGGTACGCAGGCAAGCCGGTTCTCGTCCGAGACGGTGATGCGGCGACGGTTCTCAAGTGGTGGATCGACTGGTACAACGCAAATGTCGAACCGATCAAGTCTCAGATCTGGGGATGGTCGGCCACTAACGACGTCCCCGGAACCCCGGGCCGAAATGATGGCTCGAACCACCTGTCAGGCACCGGTATTGACCTCAACGCGCCCTGGCATCCGTGGACTGTCGATGCGTCGAGGAACTTCACTCCCGGTCAGATCGCTGCGATCCGGCGGGGTCTCGCGCTTGCTGAGGGGAACTTATTCTGGGGGCAGGATTGGGGACGTAAGGACCCGATGCACTTCCAGCTCAACGGCGGGACCGCCTCGGGTAAAGGAGCTTCGGTCAAGCTCGCCGCATTCGCGCAGAAGATTCGCGATGGCAAGGTCGGCTCGGGTAGCACGACAACTTCGCCGGGCTCGCCATCCTCGCGTCCAACATTGCGCCGCGGCGACGTAGGTGAGCATGTCCGCTATTTACAGGGGCAACTCAATCGCATGTTCGCCAGCTACTCCAAGCTCGTCGTCGACGGGGACTTCGGTCCGGCGACCGAGTCGGTCGTGCGTGAAGTTCAGCGCCGATCCGGACTCGCGGTCGACGGCATTGTCGGCCCGGAGACCTGGCGAGCGGCGGGCGTCCGATGATCGCCCTCTTGATCGCCGCAGTCGTCGTGGGCAGCGCGGGCGTAATCCTCTGGGCCGCTTGGCGATGGGCGTGCGGCTACGACTCCATTGTCCGATCCGATCACTACGAACGAAGGAACTACTGACCATGAGCTACCACGACCCCAACACCTCTCAGGACGTCGAGAACCGGTTCGCATTCCATCCGGCCACAACAGCCGAGAAGCGCGGCGACCACGCGTCGGTCCGTAACGGATGCAAGGAACTCGGTCACCAATTCGACCGGGATCTCCCACCAAGCCGCGAGAAGTCGCTCGTGCTGACCAAACTCGAAGAAGCGATGTTCTGGGCAAACGCCGCTATCGCACGACAGAAGAAGGGCTGAATCATGGCTGAATCCAACGGAACCCTCACTGTCGGCGTCGAACTCGTCGGCACATACTCGATCGACACGAAAGCTTTCTGGCTGGACCTTCTCGATCGGACCGGTAAGACGTTCTTTCAGACGTTGCTCATCTTCCTCGCGGGCGGCGCAACCATCGTGTCCGTCTCGTGGACCACGGCGTTGTCCTCGGCGGCGCTGGCGTCGCTCGTCTCGTTTTTTGATTGCACTCTCGACGTCGACGGCACTCACCTCGGGCAACTTCGCGATCGATCTCGCCGACCGAGTCGGTCGCACGTTCGTCAGTGCCCTTGTCGGCGCGATCCCTGCAAGTGGAACGCTGTCGGACATCAATTGGCACGACGCCCTCACCCTCGCCGCCACCGCGGCACTCATCTCCGTACTGACGTCGCTGGCCTCGAGCAACTTCGGATCAACCAAGGGACTGCCGTCGCTCGCCCCTGTGCAGCCCGCCCTCATTGCCATCGACGAGACCGATGACGAAGTACTCCCGGCAATGCCCGCGAGCACAGGACTGATCGCCTCCGCCTTCGCATTCGATCTCGCCGACGCCGCCGAGCGACCAGTCGTCGAGGTACAGAATGCACTCGATCAGATCTACGCACGCGGACATGCGGTGACCGCGGATCTCGATCTGATCGCTTCGTGGGGACTGCCGGTTTGGGATTGGTTCACAGCGGAGAAGAAGACCTCGCTCGGGTACACCAAGAACCATCAGGCAATCTTCGTGATTTCCGATCTCGTGCGGGCGATCGAGCGGAACATCGGCTCGACGTCGGGCGCTGGCCGGCACCGCGCCCCTTCCGATACGGAGCAGTGATCGATGCTGCTGGAATTACTGAGCCCGGAACGAATTTCAGCATTCGGCATCGCAGCGACCAGCATCCTCGCGGCATGGGTGAGTCGACAGCAATCACAAGTTCGACAGTTGCAGGCCAAGGTCGCCGAACTCGAAGGCGGCCGCAAAGAGGATCGCAGGCTAATCCGGGTGTGCGTCCGGTTCGTCCGAGCGCAAGGCAACTACATCGTGATCCTTGCCGCGCTGCTGCGACAGCACGCTCCCCATGTGGAGATCCCGCCCGAGCGACGATGCCGGATGAAGTGAGAGAGGAGGTGTGATCTTTGACCGCTCCTGATGGTTCCATCCCCGAGGGCTCCCTCGGGCGCGGTCTCTTCCGTGCGCGCCAGTTGGAGACCGAGGAGCAGGCCAAGGCGCGACTGACCAATGGCGCACTGGGAAAATGGCAAGGCGCGCAGAACGCGTTCAAACATGACGGCAAGTCACTCGAAGAGCAACTTCAGTTGATCACCGATCACTCGAAAACCATCGAAGAGATCCGCGAGGAGCTTGCTCAGCTCACCATATTCGGTAAGACGCGGACGTTTACGGGTAACGCAGACATCACGGCTTCACCGGGAGCGATTTCGTGGGATGTGATCATGGTTGGCGCTGGCGGCGGCGGCGCTTCGGGTAAGTGGAGTATCGATATTGCTCCAGCCTCCCAGCTCGGCGGCGGGGGTGGATCTGGTGGTGGAGAAAACCACTTCACCATTCCTGGCAGCATGCTTTTCAATTCTGACGGAACTCCGAAGGTCATTTCCATCAAAGTTGGATACCCCGGTGATGGCGCTACCAGTACGGACAGCAATGGAAAACCTGGCGGTAGTTCCTGGGTTCTGGACCTGGAAGCTGGCGGCGGAATCGGCGGCCCCACTGCAGACTTCGCGTATCAAAGCAACTGGGATCGGGTTCCGGGTGGTACGGGGATGATTCCCGGCGGCTTCGGCAGTCTGGTCACCCAGGCTGCCGGTGCGCCGGCCAACGCGGGATCGTCCGTTTCTCCTTATGACTTACATGGCGGCGGCGGAGGCGGAGGACGCGGATTCACCACTTCCGCGTCCTACCCCTCAACCCAGGGCATGGGAGGTCAGGGTGGCATCTCTCCAGGTGGCGCCACGGCCAATGCGCCGGGCAAGGTTCCATCTCAGCTTGTCCCGACTGGCGGCGGCGGAGGCGCGGGCGGTGCTCGCAACAATGGCTCTACTGCTGGCGCTGGCGCATTCCCTGGCGGTGGCGGCGGGGGCGGAGGCTCTGGGAACAACAGCAACAGCTGGGGCCGGGGCGGAAACGGCGGCGCTGGCATCGTTCACATCATCGAGCGTTTCTCGTGAGGTACACGCAGATGGAAGTGTTCCGTACGCCAGGAACTTTCGCATGGACTCCGCCTCGTGGTTGCTACCAGTTCGACCTGATTCTGCGGGGAGCTGGCGGTGGCGGCAATCAGACGGCCGGCGGAGGCGGAGGCGCGGCGGTCGATCGTTTCATGGTGTATTCGCGGAACGTCCCCGCGGTTGTTGAAATTGTGGTCGGAGTGGGCGGTACGAATGGCGAGGATGGCGGGAATTCTTCGTTCTGGGACGTAATCGCCAATGGTGGCTCCGGCGCGGACAATGGCGGAGCCGGCGGATTGGCGACCATGCGTGGTGGTGCAGGCGGGCTGAATGGCGCGGACGGAGTGTCGGTCACTTCAACACCTATTCGTCTACTTGCCGGAGGTGGTGGCGGTGCAGGCCTGGGGAAGCGGGGCGGTACGTCTGGGCCCTTCACTGGCCCGGGGGAATCGCCTGCGTTCCTGTGGGAGACAAGCCAATCAGGCGGGGGCGGCAATCCTGGCCAGCCTGGCGGGTTTCCCGCCGGCGGAGGTGGTTGCGGCTTCGGGTCGGGCGCTGATGGTTGCGTGACGATTGTCGAATACATGTTAGGAGAACGCGAATCGTGAAGACTGCAACTTTGATCCTCGAGGACGTTAAGGGCTACGCGGGACCGGCGAATTGCTACCGACTTTCAGAGCCATTGTTCCAGGCCGACCACGTGATTGTCTGGGCACAGCCATCTTTCGGGATGCAGTTACCTGAAGTGGTTGTGGTTCCATCTACTTCGTCTGGTCGGGCAAGGAACATGGATCGCATGCCAGGTTCGTGCATGTTGCATCACGAAGCGGATGTGAATGATGCTGCCACGTTGGCACTGATGCTGGCCGGCGGTTACGAGGTCGTGGTGCCCGATCCGGTGGTTGACTACAGTCCCGCCGAGATCGATGAGCCGACGACCTCCGGACACGAAGCGGTGAAGCCGATCCGAGTTCACGCACTGGCGAAGGAACTCGACACGACATCCTCTGAGCTGCTCGAAACACTTGCCGATCACGGCCACGACATCACGAGCGCATCCGCCAACGTCGGTCCTGACGTCGCGGACATCATGCGCGACATCTACGGAATGGGGAACTGATGGGCGACATCCGTACACCCACACCGAAATTCGCTCTGAATCTCCCCACGGTCGGCGATTTCGTTTACTGGTATCGATTCGAAGACGGTGCCGACTTCCCTGACGGCCACAAGCTCTACTTCCTTCTCGGAGATCCGGGCACCTCACAAATCAAGTGGGAGTTCACCATCGCAGGTGGTACGGCAGCGCTGAAAATCGAATCCGAAATCGTCGCAACCATCGCCGCAGGGACCAAGTACTGGCTGATGTACCAGGACACCACGGCAACTCCGACGGCCGAGTTGGAACTGCAGACCGGACAGGTGAAGAAGGTGAACAAATGATCCTCGTAGGCAGTGACGGTGAACGAATCACACTGGGGGAGGCAGAGTCCGGAGTCGGTGGGATCCTCGTCCCCTCGCCGGGACCGCCCGGAAAGGATTCGACGGTTCCAGGCCCCGCGGGTAGAAGTGTCGACGGCATCTCCATGTCCGGTGACAATCTGGTTTTCGACATGTCGCAGGGACCGGACATCACCCTTCCCGTTCCTGCGATCACTGAGGCCAACGATGCGGCCGGGCGTGCCGAATCTGCCGCTGAACGGTCCGAGCAGATCGCGGCTGGAATTCAAGACGTCGCCGAGGATGCTGCGCAGGTTGCCGAGGATCGTCTGGCAGTCGAGTCCGCAGCCTCCGCCGTCGCAGCCGACCGCCAGACCGTCACCGATGCGCGCGACGTCGTAGTCACGGCGAAGGGCGACGTCGAGCAGATCCAGACCGATGTCCATCAGACGAAGACCAGCATCGAGAACACGGCAAACCTGGTCGACCAAACCCTTGAGCAGTACGGCGCGCAGTTCGTCGCCGAACGCGAACTGTCGCAGCGAGCGGTCACAGACGCGACGACGCAGGCGCAGCGGGCCGAGGATGCGGCCGAGGGCATCATCGCGGGTGCTGTGCTCGATGGCGCGGTCACGACGCCGAAGCTCGCCGACGAAGCGGTCACGAAGGCGAAGACTTCACTAGGCGTACAGACTTCGCTACACAAGGCGGACACGTCAGTGCAGGAGGGCGACTCGCGACTGACTGACGCCCGCCCGCCGACCGCGCACTCCCACCCTGTCGCAGATGTCACCGGCCTCCAAGGTGCGCTCGACGGCAAGGCTCCGACGACGCACGCGCACACCGAGGGGCAAGTCACCGGGCTGACAGCGAAACTCGCCACTAAAGCGGATCTCGACGGAGCGGGCAAGATCGTCGCCGCACAGATTCCAGTTGAAGCCCGCGCATCGTTTCGTGGTGTGACCTATTCCGAAGCGGGAATGATCGCTCTCGGTGGTGAGCGCGGGGACTGGTGCACCCGCGGCGACCGGGGAACAGACTTCCGGCTCATCGCGAATCCTGCCTCCGTCCCAACGAACTGGCTGGAGGCCACCTATCCAGCATCGCCAGTGCTGTCGGTCAATGGGCGTAAGGGTGCGGTCGACACCTCTTTGGCCGACATCACCGATGCCACGACCGTGGGCCGCAACGTCATGAAGGCTCCCGATGCTGCCGCAGCTCGCGCGGCAATCGGCGCGGGTACGGGCAATGGCAATTCAAACCTCTCGCTCGGAACGACGTCGTCGACAGCCATGCGCGGCGACGGCATTCAGCCCGTCGCATCCCTTCCAGGCTCCCCGGTCTCGGGCATCCTCTACTGCATCCCGGAGTGACCGATGCCTATCTATTTGGGGAATCAGAAGATCAAGACGTTGTACGTCGGCGGCCAGAAGATCAAGGAAGCGTGGACGATGGTCGGCGGTGTCCTGACCAAGGTCTACTCCGCCATCCCGCCCTTCACTCCGTCTGGGATGACCAAGAACGGCGCTTGGTATCCAGGTTCGACGTATCCATGGGTCACCGTGCCGGCATGGACAGCGGATGCCGGGTCGACTGTTGTCAGTGACGGAGTCACGGCACAGGGGACGAAATCGGACGCGGTTGTCACCTCACAGGTGACAGTCCGCAATAGGGCAACCGGCGGCAACGAGTGCGCTATGCGAATTCTTGTGGGAGGTGTCGTCGTCAAGACGGATCGGTCGTGAGTATGGGCGGAAGCCGGACTGTGAATCTGTCGCTCTCAACCGATCCGATGTCTGTGAGCGCCGGTCAAATCGTCACCGTACAGATCCAAGGGCAATACGGATTCCTGGAAGTCCAGGCCGGGACAGATACCTGGGTCCGTATCGACAGACAGCCTTTGGGAATGACAAAGGCCGGAAGCTGGGTTCCGACCGCAAGCGGCTCATGGCTCACCGTGCCTGCGTGGACCGCAGATCCTGGGGCTACGGTCTCTGGCGATGGTGTCCACCCTCGGGATACGAAGGCGAATGCTGTCGTGTCAGGGCAGCTCAGCTTTACTTTGTCGTCTGGCGCTTACCAGGTGAGTGTCCGCCTGAAGGTAGATGGAGTAGTCGTCAAGACCATCACGGACTACCCCCTCGCCGGATACGCGACGACGAATGTTCCGATCGCATCCGATCCGATGGCAGTCACCGCAGACCAAGTCGCAACGATCGAATGCTGGTTCGCGAACTACGCGAACTCCTTCCCGATCCAATCCGGTGCGAACACCTACGTCCGCATCACCTGACCACTAGACGACTGACGCCCCATCCTCATTGCGAGGGTGGGGCGTCTTTTGTCGTTTTCGGGTCGATAAATGTGGGTTCACCTGCCAGTTTCGTGCAGTGTCATCTGTTTGGATGACTGCCCAGATTGGTTTTTCCCCGGTAACGTCTGCCACTTCCATGCCTACAGGTGGCAGAAGACGAAGGGAAAGCTATGCGCGCAAAGGGATTGGCCAAGAAGGCTGCGATTGTTGGGGCTGTGGCGGCAGCTAGCGTGATGGTTCTTCCGGGACTGGCTAGCGCCGATGACATTGTTACCCCGACTGCGACCGATGTGTCACTTTCGGTTAACGACAGGACGGCCACACTGAAGTACACGACTCCGGAGTTCGCGAACTGCACTACAGCCGTCCATACCCCGGAAAATGTTGAAGCAATCCGCGAATTTACCGAACATAATCCGGTATGGTTCGCCACCACCTTCATTTATGGGCACCCGAATCTCGATGCTGATCCTGTATGGAAGTCGACCTACGTGTTCTCCGAAAACAGCTCGAAGATGACGGACGTTATCGAAGGACTTGCGGATGGCAACTACGTCGCGGGAATCTACTGCGTCAGCGACGGACCCACCCCGGCCGGATACAACCAGACCCACAACTTGCAGGAGATCCCGTTCACTCTGCCGCAGGCGCCCGTGAACCCGGGCGGGGGATTCGGATCCATCCAATTCCCTGCATTCGGCTCGTAAGCGTCTCGACCACAAAGCCCCCGAACCTCACTGGAGTTCGGGGGCTTTCACTATGAGCGATGAACCTCCCGGGCATTGTGTGCGTACTGGCCTCTGCTCGGCCTTTCGGCGCTCCTCTCGGGTACCGCTCCGTGCGCTGAGGCGCCGAGTGATCGGGCTGCAAAGGCGACGAAGAGGGTTCCGGTCGCAGAAAGTTGCCGAGGGTAACTAGATCCGGGCTTTTTCATTCTGTAACAGGGCAGCCCTGACGGCCACACAAGATAGGGGACCGTCAGCTGGTAAACGAACAACAGTGACGTTATACGTTTACGTCTCGACAATACCTGCAACGGTAGCCGCATCGTAACTTCGGGGTCTTATCATCTCGGTTCTCGCCCTCCGTCGCCCACTAGGCGGGGCGCGTGATGCATGAGGTCGCAGTGGCAACCCGAGACGACGTCGAGAGCGGCTCTCGGATCGTAATGACATCTGCAGGACAGGCGCTTCGGTGATCTTGCTGCAGTCTCAGCCGTTCGGCCGGCGAGATCCATGGGCCGTCGTACACCACACTGCTGCAGCGTCGACATTGCGTGCGGTATGCACCGTTCTTCATCAGCTAATACAACTCTCGCTGTCCGGGGCCCGACCCAGGGTGAATTTTAGTAGCTCCAGTCGAAGCGAGGCAGCCCACCTCCAGGGAATGACACCCGGCAGGTGGGCCGATGCGGCTGACCGTGTTACCGACATCGAAAAGCCGCAAGTCAGCAGTACCACTGAACAGACTCGCCAAACCCGAATCGAATCAAGAATTTGCGAAGGCTGAAGCTTTTGCTGAAAAGGGACCACCAGCGAGTGTGTGATCAGCACGCTGGCGGCCCCGGGGCGCGCCGAGAACCGAGGCGGAAGCGGCGCACGGTTTGCTGTGCCCTGCCGACAGCCTGGGAGATCGCGTCGGCAGGGCATGCGCCATACCCGAGTACGGAGTCGGGTGATGCCGCCAACGAGAAGTTACAGACTGCCTTTTTTCGGATACCAGTCTTCATGAAGTCACAGATACTTGAGGATTGAACGATCCCCAATTCATGCACAGCACATGGGGATAACTGGTTTGGCTGCGCAATTCTCGAAGTGTTTCGCTGTGCGAACATCCAGAAACTCCGTGGGAAAATGACACCTATGTCGTCAGGATTCTCAGCTTGGGTTCGTGACCAGATCGCGGCCTGCGGCTATCAGAGCCCTGAGAAGGCAGCTCAGGCGCTGGGTGTCTATCCATCGCAGATGCTTCAGTGGACGAGGATCTCTCGATCACCGACCCCGCAAGTGTTGAGGCGCGTCGCAGCGTTGTTCGATGCGCCTGTGCAGGAGGTGTTGATTTCCGCCGGGTTCATGACTGAAGAAGAAAACGTGCCGTTGTCGCCCACAAGAATTTCGCTGCAGCAATTGTCGAACAAGCAGATTCTCGACGAGATTCGACGCCGGACTCTGGGAGACACGGGAGGGCCGCCGATTCCTGTGCGTGTGGACGGAGTTCTTCATACTCCAGACGGCCTGCCCATACTGTTCGTCGAGAACGACTGAGCGGGCCCGCGGACGTCCCCGTCTCGGTCGGCGAATCCGTCGGCCGTCTGCAGTTCGATGAAGAGCCCACCCCCGGCGAAGCGACAGCCGGAGGGCAGGCCTTGCGCGGCCGAACTGACCACTCAGAATCGCCGCAGCGATCAAATAATATCTGATTTCCGTGTTCAAAAGGTCAGATTACGGGGCCGAGCTGGTCTTCCCTTACCCTCCCGACCCCGCGCGGTGCAGTGTAGGTGGGGGTGCCGACAGTTGCTGCGCCTCGTCTCCTCGCGCTATCCCTTGCCGACGATCATGGTCCAGGCGGTCGCCGAAGCGGCAACAGTGCAAAACGTGAGGACTAGCGCGGTCTGCCAGCGATTATCGGGGCTGTAACGCCGACGTCTGCGTCTACGCCGGATCTGGGAGTTCGTTTTCACAGAGGATCGTGCCAGTCGCACGGTTCGTCCCGATTGGGGCGAAAGTCTCTAGTCCGAAAGACCTACCGCCCGCCTGAGTAAATGCCGACGATGACCGGAGGGTTCGGCAGACCATCGCGGGCGTTGTCCGTCACCATGGGCGAGAGATACTCGCCGATCGGCACGACCACCTCACCTTCAGAAAACAGGTACCCACATAGGTCATTTGACGCACGTGCGAACCGCGTCGTCATGCCACGGTTAGTTGGTACCTGCACAAAGGGATCGGAGGTGGTGGTGATGATGACTCTTCGAGATCAACTGGACGATTGTCGGTTTTTGTTGGCGCGAGCTCGGCTCGCAGGTGACCGTGACGCGATCCAGCGGCACTCCGAGCATCGCGACGTGCTGGTTAAGCAGATAGCCGGCATGAGAACTCCACTCCGCCTGGTGTAGGTGCACGCAGTCGTGCCGTCCCCTCCGCCGGCCCGACTGCCTCCAGACGGAAGGGGCTCCAGCTGCGACTCAGAGACTCGACAATAACTCCTCGAGCGCTTTTGCCTTATCGCTCGCTTCAAGATACTCGCTGTACTGATGCCGGGCATTCGAAATAAGCTGATCATACCGAACGTACCGTCCGTTAATGATCGAAAGCTGTTTGTCGATTACCTCAGTGTCTGAGAGGTTTGAGTAGTTGGTAACTCGGGGATGGTCGCCCAGAACGAAGATTACCTCGGTCTTTTCGGAGGACCGGTTTTCGTCCTTGAGGACAGAGTCGAGCGCTTGAAGATACTTCCCGCCTTGCACCATAAGTTCGTCGAGCGTCACTTTTCTGCCGTAGCGTTTCAGTTCAACGATGACATGCTTACCGCTAGACGTTGCATAGCGAATATCAATGCGGCCGCGGATCTCTTTCCCGTCGTCATCCACAGCGAACTCGCCGGGGGACACTCGTCTCAGATCCTCCTCAATAACCTGACTCCCTGCAGCACGCTCCCATGAAGGATCAAGTAACCACAGGTTCTCAAAAAGATGCTGCTGCAGGACCTTTTCCTTCTCGTTCTCGTCCGATATTTCCCTGAACTTTGTGATTGCTTCAAGGCGCGAGCTCAGTATGTCAACATACAGGGCGGACTCATATGAGGTTTGTTCAGCGAGAACAGGTAGCAAATCTTCTGCAGTCACGTTGCTGAGCATTTCAAGGTCATTCACAGTCTTGCGAAGCCCAAGGCGTTCGAAGGCAAGTATGCCGGAACGGAAGAGCGTCTTCCGCGATTCTTCGCTCTCCTTTCCTTCCATAGTCAGAGTCGCGATGGTGCCAATCATCTTTTTAGCGTGCTCCTGCTGCCACCCGGGACGACTCTCGACCCATTCCTTAACCTTCGGATACTTCGCCAATGCGTCGACTGCACCTTTTGCAGGCCGTTTCTTTGCCCACTGTTCGCTGGCAATGAGGAATTGTTGGCGTAGGAACTTCTGGAGCGCCTGAACTCGCGGATCATCTTCAATCAGTCGTTGCCTGTCGCTGGTCGCGATATCGTCGTGATCATCAAGGTCTAAGAAGTCGGCCTCTATCTGGCCAGTAACGTAGTTCCCGAAAATTCGGCTGAAGTCGAGTTTCTCAATGATCCCTTCCTGGATTGGTCGCTTCCTGGCAAGGACAATAATGTTCTTCAGTGAACCGGCCTCATCGTCATCAGTGAGTTGGGTTGGGGTTGCCGCTGTTCCGATCCAGCCGCGTACTGTCCACCCCATGGCCGCATCTACGACATTATCTTTCAGTACGAACCGATGGATCTTCGTTGGCAATACTTCTTTCGGGAGGTTTTCGGCGCCGAATTCCCATATAAATTCAAGTTTCTTTAGCTCTTGTCGGTCCGCAAATGTTACCCTTTTTCCATCAATGTAGATGTGAAAACCGCCAGACCCTTCTGCTGTCTGATCAAGAACATCAAAGCGCCGTGCTATCCTTTTACGAAGAGCGGAAGCGGTAATATCTGCCCGAGAGTGTTTGAGGCTACTCAACACAATCGTGGTCCCCGGACGATCAAATTCAAAAGGGATGTCGATTTCTTCCGGATTATATGGTTTGTTAAGTGCAATATTGTCTCGAAGGTTATCTACATCAATTCTGAGTCCGAATTTTTTCGCCATTTTTTTGCGAATATACTTCAACGACATTGGCGATCGAGAATACCGAAAGTTTGCCGATGCCTTTTCTTCCCATGAAGTCTCGATTCCATACTGGCGACTGTGCGCCGTCGGAAACTCGTTTCTGATATCCCACTTTCAAGAATTTACTGTTAACGTCTTCAATGGTCATGCCGCACCCTGTATCATGCACTACGACCATTTTGTCGGTGGATTTCCGCCAATCGATTTCAATTCGCCCGGCGTCTGCATCCCATGCGTTCGCTACCAATTCGGAAAGCACAGCGGCGGCATTACTGTACAGATTTATGCCTAGGGCCTCCAACACGGACATATCGACGGTCATAGAGAATTTGGGTGTTGGACTACTCATCTGGCATCTCCGATTCAAGTAAGGCGACCTGGTTTACGATCTGGCTTCCGATTACTTGACCAAGTAACGGAGGTACTGCATTTCCAATCAATCGGCCGAGGTTGGTGAGTTCGACTGGCGATCCGGGCTTGACGAAGGCATATTTTTTCGGAAATCCTTGCAACATCGCTGCTTCGCGAAGTGTTATAGCGCGATCCTGGTCGGGGTGGCCAAATCTCCCAGTTCCGAAATTATGTGCTTGCGTAGTCACGGTAGGTGACGGCTTGTCCCACTCCATGCGTGAATAGACACTTCGAAAAGAGGCGCCGGAAGCCTTTTTTGTGGCACTCAGCCAGCAACTCATCTGGCCAATCATGCCATGTCCCGCCAGGGCGTGATGCGCGAATTCTTGCACGATTTAGATCCGAAAGTTTCCTCGTCACATGCAATCTATCCCGAGGGTGTGCCATTCCCGCCTCGACTGGGTCAAGCTTCCCAATGACATCCCGCACGGTACGGAAGTTCGCTTCGTCGAACGTGCCGTCTGGTACTTCGATCTCGCCGATCCTGGAAGCTAGAAGCACGAGACGCCGACGGTTCTGGGCTAGCCCGTATCGCGGGCAATAGCAAGACTTATACGAGACTGAATATCCCAAACTCTCGAGGAGATCTGTGAATTCGGAGAATACTGGTGAACTAATGAGTCGGGGTACATTCTCCATCGTGACGAAGTCTGGCAGCTGTCGGTGACTAGGCGTCCGAATTCACGCAGAAGTGGCCAGTTGTCTTCTCCTGATGTGTTCGCGCCGCGCCGGTATGACGAGAATGGCTGACAAGGGGCGCAACCCGCAAGCAGGCTATAGTCACTGCCCGCCCATAGTGCCGCGAGGTGATCTGAAGTTATGTCTCGAACATCTTCCTGCAGGAATGCGGCATCAATGTTCCGCTCGAAGGGGTACTTACAGGTGCCATCGGTGTCAACGCCCGCGATGACGGATACTCCGGCTTTTTGGAGCCCGTACGACAGTCCGCCCGCGCCGCAGAACAGGTCGACCGCTGTGATCTTGGATTGCACCTTTGACATCCGCTTAATCTAGACGGTCTTCATCTCGTCGTCGACCGCGACACTGTGGCGCGTATGGCATGTCATAAATTGGCGAATTTCAGTACGCCCCTACATGGAAATGTGCTGCGGTGTTGACGCGGATCGGGTAGTGCCGCGAGACGCTGCCCCAACTGGGAGGCCGGGTATTTCACCTTGGTGGCCTACCTCAATCCGTCGTGAGGTAGGCCGTGCGAGCCGGAACGGACGGGAACGACACGCAACGGCGACCCGCTGATCGATGGTGACGAAGTCAACGGGCCGCCTACATCCCAGACTGCGAGGCCAGGACGCACCGAAAGTTTACCAAGTCATTACCTGTAGTGCTGGGGTCGGCGCTTAAATGACGGCCATGATTATTGCCAGTGCGATGGATGCGACGGTCAGGGCGATCCAGGCCCACTGTTTCTTCTGTGGGCTGGCGGGGATGTTTTGGTTGGTCATCCAGTCTCCGTGTCGGAAATCGCAAGGGAGCGGCCGCCTCCTTCGCCTTCAGGCGAGACGGACCGAAGTACGAACTAAAGTGCTGTCACGCAGAACGGAGGGCTCACCGGATTGGCGCGTGACTGCTGCTCCGGTGAGCCGTGCGCCCGGACCTGGCAAGGAAAGGGTGCTCAGATATATTACTATCCCATTACCCAGCGAATGTCGGGGGCGGTCACGAGTGGGATGGTGAAGTGTCTTTCGAACGGTGGCTCGCCATCGCCGCGGTGGTGGCTGGAGTTCTCTGTTTGCCATTCCGGATCGCAGCGTTGCTCGTCGAACACAACGAGGGCCGGCGTCGTCTGCTCGATCAGATCGGCATGATGTTCGCGATTCTGTCAGCGGGCTGGATCATTTTGGCGCTGCTTGTCTGAAACGCATGCGGCCTCGAATCGTCAATGGCCTAGTTTGGCGCCATTGACCCGCCGGGTAGACACTGCGCGGCGTAGTCCAGAGAGCCGTCTGAGTAAATGCCCGTGCCTGGTTGATACTCGCTCCAATCGCCGCATCCGACCAGGGTTGCCCCGCTTGTTCCCGTATCTCGGCCGAATGAGTCCTGCGAGTTCGGGTAAGGGTTGGGGCGACTGTCGACGGGGTTCTGGGCAACGGTGGTTGTTATTGGTGTCCACTCTTGAACCGTGGACGGAGCGGGGGATTCAACCGGCGGAGCGGCGGGGGCGGTCGGCGGCATCTCGGCTACTGCAGGAATTTCCCATTCCCAGCCGTGGCCCTGCTCTGAGAGGCGCAGCGTTGTCGCGCCGACTGGCGCGATGATGGGGACGCTTGACCTCTGTTTCGTACCTGGCTCAAGGAATTTGTAGACGACGTTTGCGTCGACATCACACCCGGTAGCGATATCGGGATCCTTCACCATGTAACCGTCCGCATCGACAACGCTCCAGTACTGCGTGAGCAACACGCCGTTGGCCTGGGCGTAGCTGAATTCAGGTGCAGTCTCAGCTTCGATATTGAAGCGGACGACCTCGTGGTTCGCCGGCAGCTCCAGAATGCCAGTTGAATATGCCGAGCATGATTCACCGCGAGTGATGGAGGTGATCGTGAATCGAACGTCGCACGTTTCTCTGCCGGCACCTTCAACGCACCCTGCGGCCGCCTCTTCGCCGATCGCCTTCTTGCGAATAGCGCTGGCTTCGGTTGTCGGACTCAAGGATTGAACGGCCGAGTCTTGAGGCTGTTCGGATTCGGTAGAGACCGACGCTCCACATCCGGTAGTGAAGAAGCTCAGCGAGAGTGCCGCAGCGACGACGATCTTTGATCTCATTGATCTAGGAGACCAGACGCGCATTCGATTTGAGTAATGATTCGGCAAAGAGCGCTCCGAATCACATCCCAGCTACTCCGAGCGGAAACGGCTGGACCCGCACCGGGCTAGGCTGCGGACGTGTGGAGAGCAGTGTGGTGGACCTCAGGCGTGGCCGCGTTGGCTTTTGTTGCGTGGGTAGGGTCCTCGTGGTCTATGTCTGACGTGTCTTTGTCGTGCGCGAAGACCGGCGAAAGTCAGTCTTCCTTTCGGTGTGATGACCGTATCGTCCATGCATTGGGGATGTGGCCGCTGTTCGGGTTGGGACTGTTGCTAACGGCACCGCCGATGGCGGCGGCATTGGCAGCTCGAATGTGCGTCTCCTGGTTAGCGGTCGCTGCGCTCGTTAGTCTGTCGATCATCGGGCTTGCGAACTGGTCCTCTTACTGGGGATTGCTAGCATTCGCCGCACCCTTGGCGATCCTCGGATTGCTTGCAGCCGTTTGGCAACAAGTCGGCCCACAACCAGGATCGCGGCACATCAAATCTGCTGCAGCAGCGTGACGGTGCCGAAGAAACCAGTTGCTTCGGTTAGGGCTTAGTCAGGCATGGTCTAGTCAAGTTCCGCGGGCGGATAGTCCCCGTAGACGCCACGATCATGACCCTGCAGATATGCGGTGTTTTGGTTTATTGCCCTGGCGAGCAGTTCTTTGCGTTGCTGCTTGGCGAGCTTGTGTCCTTCACGGTTGATGTCGATGAAAGTTTTCGCGAACGTCCCTATTAACACGATGGCGATTATTGTGGCGAAGACAAGCAGGATTGTGAGCCAGTTCGCGGCGATCGCAAGGAACACGTTCTTGATGAGGACGAGCGCGATGAGTGCGGCTACGAAACCGACGACAACCTTCATGTCACTCGACCAACTTCCACGTTCCGCATCCGCGTGAGGTGAATCCGGCGTCACCGGCTCCGATTGTCACCGTGACCGAAGGAGAAATGGAGATGAAATTATTGTCGATAATATTCCCCTGCCCGTCGGATCGCTCCCAATAGCAATCCGATACAGGCGTCGCGATCGTGTACGTCCCGGGCAGCATCTTCTGTCCGATGAGGTATTTGCCGTCCCTGAATTCAGTCTGGCGAGGGACTGTGATTGAGCCGGATCGCGCCTCCTCGATTGCACCTGTCATCGTTGGACAAAGGATGGGAATCATCAATTCCGCCCTCTTTATGGAGGATCCATCCTGCGCATGCTCGGGATGACCCACCCCGAAGTCGAAGAACAGAATCTCCGCCGGTGTGCGAGCAGGTTTCGTTGCGGTTGCGGGCTCTCCACCCTTCAAGAAGGTGGTACAGGTTTCTTTGTCCCTGCGTAGGGTTTCCGCGGTGAAGGGGATCAAGTTCGCCTCCATTACCGCCGTGTATGTCTGGTCCGGGGTCAGCGCCGAGGCCGTAGGTCTCGGTGTCGTGGATCTTGGAGCTACGGTTGTCGTTTGGCCAGCTGGCGCCTCCCATTCGACATCTTTGACTGAGATCGCTCCATCGACCGTTTCTGCGGTACACGAAAAATCGCGGTTGAGCGTAGTGCCGTTAGAGGTTTGTCCTGAGAATCGAGCAGTGACGATGTGACCGTTAGCGGTCGACTCGGTTCGTATCTCGCCAAAAGATCCGTCTGGGAAGCTCGACGCGAGCTTGGTTGCTTCCTTCATACATGCGGTCTTGTTCGCAGCCTCGGCGGAATCCGGCTCCGATGAACATCCACTCGCAAGTAGTGCCACTCCAATTGCCGCGACCGCGGCGAAGGTCTTCTTCATGCCTGAATCAAACCAGACGGACCGGTCGTAACGGGTATTCGATCCGCGGGTCAGTTGTCGTAATCTTCAGCTCCAGCGGCTTCCTGTTCGGCGACCCATGCGAGCACGACACTCTTGCGCCAGACACGCCGGCGCCCGAGCTTGAAGCTGGGCGGGCCCTTGCCGATGTGGGCCCAATACAGCCAGGTTCCCTTCGGGATTCCGGTGTAATCGAAGCATTGCTGGGCATGCCAGAACTCGTCGTCCATACCGATTAACCCTGCCGCTGGATGCCTAGATTGTCGACGGGTTGTCGAAGATTGGCGCGCCGCCTTCCGTTGCAGCAAGCTGCTGCTCACCTGCGATCTGCTCAACACTTACTCAACGCTTTGCCGGAAATAACATCGAATAACATCGAATATTCCGATATGTACCGGAGGAAACATCGCAGGTCAGATTGATATTTTAACCTGCGGTTTCAGGCATGAATG